AGCCCTGTTGGGCTAACAAGCCTCATAAACTTGACACGGTTGGTTAGATTCCAACACCCGCTACCAATTTAACGCTGCGAAGCCGAGTGGCTCGGCGTCGGCCTCATAAACCGATCTAGCTTGGTTCGATTCCAAGCGCAGCGACCAATTGAGGTAAAAATGCACTACTATCTAGCAAATGATTTCACGGTTGTAAAACAGCTTGACAACGGTGAGAAGATAGAGTATACTTTTACCAGTCACGCACAGGCGAGACAGTTTGTTGAAGTCAATGCGGGGGTTAAGCCTCCGAAGAAACATCTACCTGTAAAACAGGGTCAGAACAGACGCGCAAACTCTACACCGATTGCTCCGCGTACAGCAGAGCAGGTTAAGTTAAGAGCCGAAGCGCTGAAGCAGTTCAAAGGTTTAGTTTAAATGCGGCTTTAGTATAGTGGTTGTACGAGACCTTGCCAAGGTTTAAGTACGGGTCCGATTCCCGTAAGCCGCTCCAGTATTGAATGTAGCCTTCTAGGGCACCTAAGGTGCTTAACGCTGGCGACCGCTGGCCACAGCGACCGTGAGGTAATGTGGCAAGACATTGATGTTCGCCAGCAGTAGCGCGAGTAATTAACGCAGTCTGCACTGGCCGGAGCCTAGCCCCGAGAGCATAAAACATTGCAGTTAGTGAAAAAGTCTGTGGGTGAAATCCCCGCAACAAATTTATTGCAGACATGGTATATAGGTTGTGCCCCGGCCTTCCAAGTCGGAGAAACGAGTCCGAGTCTCGTTGTCTGCTCCAATTATGAAACTACTGTTCTCACTAACGAAGAAAGACTTTGAGATACAAACTTTCCGCTGTGGTGGTAAGGGCGGTCAGAATGTTAACAAAGTAGAGACCGGAGTTCGGATTATCCACACCGCATCCGGTGCTCGTGCCCAATGTTGCGAACAACGTCATCAGCATCAAAACAAGATGACTGCATTTAGGAAGCTAGTCGAGACAAAGGAATTCAAAGCATGGCACAAGTTACGATGTGCTGAAGCACTTAACCATGCTAAGACAGTTGATAAGATTGTCGATGAGCAGATGAACGAAAAGAATTTGAAAGTAGAATTTATAGGAGAGTCGTATAACGGCTAGTACTCTGGTCTCCAAAACCAGTTATGGGGGTTCGAGTCCCTCCTCTCCTGCCAATTTATGGTCCTGTCGTCTAGTGGAAAAGGCCCACGCCTTCTAAGCGTGAGACGAGTGTTCGACTCACTCCGGGACTACCAGTTTTGCAGCACTCAGAAATTCCCGAGAACGGGTTCGTCCTCTCATCGGGTTAGTACGGAGTGTAACCGATGTGAATGATCGGCTGCAAAGTTTGTCGCTGTTCCTCGAATGGAACGAGGCTTTGTTTCCTAAACAAATGAGTGCAGGTTCGACTCCTGTCAGCGACTCCAGTTTTAAGTTTGGTGAACTAAACTGTCGCGGAAGACGGTGGCTCCCTCAAGCCTAACGGCGTCGTCAAGGCGTACCTTGAGCATCGTTTATACAGGGGGCGAATTCTTCTGAGGAAGTTCAGAACACATCTCAACACTACACCGTGGAAGTTGCGGACATGGTAACATGATGGGTAAGCCTCGGTGCTCTCAAGAGCATCTTAACTTAGTTAAGACGCCCTTGAAAGCCATTGGAGCCGGGATACTCCCTGTAGGTGCAACCTCAAGTAGGGACAGAGCGCTTGTTGAGCGTGATGAAGTCCGGGTGAGGGCATAGACGAATGACAGTTATATTTTGTGCATCAAAGATAGCCTCATAAGCAATCTTCGACTCACAAAATAAACAGAATTCTGGCTATTGTTCACCGATAAAATAATTTACGGAAGGGTGGCGGAGAGGCTGATCGCGTCACTTTGCTAAAGTGAAAAACCCTAACAGGTTTCATGGGTTCAAATCCCATTCCTTCCTCCAGTTTCTATATCTTGTCAAGTATTTTTGGGAGAATGCATGGGCGTGCCTACTAAAGCATCACAGAATGTGTGGAAAACAGAGGGCGGCCAAGATTTTATCCAATTTGTATCTCAGACAGGAACTGTGGAATCTTGGATAGATTCAACCGGAACAGGGCAAGGTAATCTAGCTGGTGGTGGCATAACCGGCACTATCGCTGCCGGACAGATCGCTGTTGGGTCCGGAGTTAATACAATTGGCGGAAGCGCGAGTTTGACTTTTAGCGCTGGGTTTTTAGAAGCAGCGGCAACAGCTGGAATAGACATTACGGATGCCAGTTCTTCAGGAGTGACTATTTCTGAGACAAGCACCGGAAAGGTTTTTATCCGTGCAGACGCTCCTAGTCAGGGCATATCGCTTGAGAACGATAGTCTTTCAGCAGGGATTACGCTTCTTGATTTGAGTACTTCGGGTGGTGGTGGGGGAGGAATATTCATCAACCAAACCGGAGGCGCTGGAATCACAATCAGTGGTAGCGGCACAGGGTCGCTGATCGAGATAGAGAACACAGGTAACGGCGGAACATTTATTGATGACTCAGGTGGCGGCGGAGTGGGTATTGATGCTCACGGTCATCTACTAGCTTTGAATGGTACAGCGGGCGGCACACTTTCCATAGGTGGAACCTCCGGAGTAACCGCAGGATCGTTTTCAACTGTATCGGCTATTCAGTCCAAGCAAGGAATTATTATTGCTTTGACCGGAACATCTGACGAGAGACTAAAGACCGACATTGTTCCCTTTGTTCGCGGTTTAGACTCTATCAACAAGATTAGTCCGAAGCTTTATAAGTGGAACGAAGAAGGACAGAAGAGAACAGGATTCACCGCTGAACAAGAATTTGCGGGGTTTATTGCGCAAGATGTTCAGCAAGCAATACCGGAAGCAATCGGGCAAGAGGGTGATTATCTGTCACTGGATACCCGACCGATAATTGCAGCGCTGGTAAACTCGGTAAAAGAGTTGACAGAAAGAATTAAGGTTTTGGAAAGCAGCCAGAAATAAGGTTCCACAAATATCGATACCTGTCGAAAGACGCGAGAGCCTTAAATAGGTAGACACTTAGCGAGCACCCAACCGGGGCGTTGACCTAAGTGGACCTTGCAGCGAAAGCGACATGGAGTCTTAGCAAGGGGCTCTCGTCCAAATTTTATGATATATGTGCATAGCGAATCGTCGCATATTGTTATGTCCACGGGCAGAGGTTTGTACCTATGGACATACAACCCGCGCATATTTCGACCACTACTAGATAATGAGTTGTGGATGTGGTTTTAACGGAGCGCAGTCGGCAATGGTGCCTCACAGTCTTGAAAACTGTACCACGCGCAAGCGTGACGGAGTTCGATTCCCCGGCGCTCCTCCAGTTCTATACCTGAGTCAGGGTCAAACCTGATTCGGGTGCCAATGACGTTGTTTGCCTCACCGCAGGCGGCGTCACCATCCGGTGTTTCAAGGTCGAACCTTGACACTGGACCATGCGCGAGTAGCCAAGTGATAAGGCTGATGTCTGCAAAACATCTATACAGCGGTTTGATTCCGCTCTCGCGCTCCAATTTCTATGCACGATAGGCCGAACGAGGGATTCTAGAAGCCCTAGTGGTGGAGGTCATAACTCTAACTTCGTGCTCCAGTTTATTGCCTTGTCGTTCAATGGTAGGACGTGAGACTTTGAATCTCACTATACACGTTCGAGTCGTGTCGAGGCAACCAGTTCGATCTGTGAAATCGTTGGTCAGGTAACTAGGGAACAACAGCAAGGTGGTACTGCCTTAGTGAAAACGACCCCTTCGCCCTAGCGGGAACGAAATGGCCACCTTACAAGTTTCTATTGGGATGTCATACAATGGTAGTATGCTGCTCTCTGAAAGCAGTCATCTAGGTTCGAGTCCTAGCGCCCCAGCCAATTTGTCGAGCAGAGGGTCACGATTTGTGAACGACAGTCTACGCTAGGTGCTCTGCCAAGGACGCGTAGAAAGAGAACCGTATGAAGTTTCCTTACTGGTATCTTCTAGCTGTCCCTACTGCTTTGTATTATTTAGGTTCTGCAATGAACTTGATTGTCATGGCGTTAAACCATGGTCAGATGCCTGTTCAAATCTCACCTGAGCTAGTCGCCCAGATGGATTTTGACGCACGGCACACTATCATGACCGCCCAGACACATTTTAAGTTCTTTTGTGACTGGCTTAATCTTGGAGAAGGCATCGCGAGCCCCGGTGATTTATTCATCTGGCTCGGCATGTCTTGCTCTAATATGTGCGCAGCTATATGGGCTGTGCTGATGATTAAAGACAGACAATAATTTTTACGGGGACAAGTGTTATGGCAGCACGCACGCTTTGGGAGCGTGTCGTCCGAGTTCGATTCTCGGGTCCCCGACCATTTCCTTAGCAGGGTAGTATTTCGGGAATTCTGATAATGGTAATCTACGCGCTTCGGATGCGTGAGACGGAAGTCCGATTCTTCCATTCCCGACCAAAATTTAAGAAAGCAATAGCTTGCCTTCCCGTGATGGAAGGCATTTTTGTTTTCAGGAGAAAAGATGGCTGCTACACTTAACGCTCTGATCGGTCAGTATGCAGGTTCTAGTTGGGATGCTGCGTTTCCTCAACCTCCGGGTGAGTCTCCGAATCTAGATTTGATTCATATTCGCGGGATCGGTAATCAGGTTCTAGCAGTTGTCAATCATGCCGGTGCGGTCAGCGGTGGCTCGACATCAGCGTTAGTTCTTACCTCAGTTTCAGTAGCATCATTGGTTCTTACCTCAGTTTCAGTAGCATCATTAGTTCTTACCTCAGTTTCAGTAGCAAGCCTAGTTCTCACTTCAGTAGTTGGTGCAACCGGAGTTTATCACGGTACCATTACTGGTGGTGCAGCCAACGCATTCGTAGGGAAAACAGTCATCATTGCTGGATTTGCCACCGGAGGAAACAACGGAAGCTTCGTTGTAACTGCGTCAGACGCCACAACAATTACAGTTGCGCCCACAACCCAAGTTGATGAAACTCATGCCGGAACCGCCGGAATTGTTGGCACAACTCTTGTGACCTACAATGGTACTATTACTGGCGGAGACACAAGTGCATTTGCTGGAAAGAGTGCAATCATTGCTGGGTTCGCCACAAGCGCAAACAACGGGACATTTACTCTGACAGATTCGTCAGCTACAACACTAGTCACAACCTTGACCGCGCAGGTTAACGAAACCCACGCTGGTACTGCTGGAATCGTAGGAACAACTCTTGTTACCTACAACGGTACTATTACCGGTGGCGGCACAAATAACTTCGCCGGGAAGAACGCTCTTATTGCTGGATTCTCAACCAGCGCGAACAACGGCACATACGCTGTTGTGTCAAATACCACAACAACCATAGTGGCTGTATTGACCGCACAGGTTAATGAGACTCACGCCGGAACTGCGGGAATTGTCGGCACAACTCTTGTCACCTACAACGGTACTATTACTGGTGGGGGTTCAAGTGCGTTAGCTGGCTCAACCGCTGTGTTCGCCGGATTTACTAACAGCACTAACAACACAACACAGGTAATCACATCATCAACCGCATCAACCATTGTTGTGCCTTTGATAGCTCAGGTGAACGAAACCCACGCTGGAACAGCTGGAATCACACTGTCCTTTGTTGCGGGTGGAACACGCATCGGAACATACAAGACATTCTTGGACAACACTGCCACAATAGCAGCGCTGTTTGCTAATGCATTTGCCAACCCATCACAGCAAGACATCCTTCAGATTGTATCTCCAGCCGGAGAAAACGTAGTCAACTACATTGACTATCAGGGTGTGTCTCACTAAACTGTGGACACGCAATTGTCCGTGGTGTAACCGGTTATTAGAAAAACACCACCCATTAGACATAGTTAAGTGTGTTTGCGGCTGGATTTGGAGATGATATGGGATTCTCGCTTATAAGAACAGGACAAGATGGTTTCCTTCGACCGGATGAGAATCCGATCACCCCGGCTAACTGGGGTCCAGTTTCGACAGATAATGCGCTAGCCATACTTAATAACCAAGCTGTCCCGACCTTTCAGGCATCCGGGAGTTTTTTCTATGGTGCAAACTTCTGGACAGGTAGTTCTGTAGGAAATGACCAGTACGCTTCTGTTCAGGTTGAGTACAAAACTCCTGCTCCTATAACTTCAGCTGTAGATTTATATCTTAGAACAGCGGCAAACTTTTCAACATCCTATAATGTAGATTTATTCGGTGCAGACGGAAATATTTGGAATCTCGGAATATTTGGCGGCGGCATTAACACTCAGGTACAAGTTCCTGTCCCCGGAAGAGTAACAACCATAACCGCAGTAGTTATAGGAACGTCTGTTTACGCTCTGTATAACGGGGTTATAGTCCTATCTGCTACCGATGCGGCTCTCTCCTCCGGTTCGGTTGCTATAGATTTGTTCACAGTCTCACCGGGACTACAGACAGATGTAGTATACACTTTCTTTGAGGCCGGAAACGTCGTACCAAGTTCTAGCCTGATAGACAGCAGAAATTACGGGAACTTCCCGAATGAAGCGGTCGTAGAAGGTGGAACAGCTGTTTATACTTTCCAAACAGAATCTCGGACAGCGGGAGCGCCGTTAGATTGCAGAACAGCGGGTGCCCCGCGAGACTCGCGTGTAAATCCACCACAAAATTCTAGGTCGTAACGGAGTATCATGGCTATCACACAGATTAATGTAAGCAGCCCGACAAATGAGATTGTATTCAACGACTCAGCGATGGGCAACACCGCAGACGGAGTTAAGTCTAGTTCTGCGCTTGTCTATTCAGTCACAGTTGATAACTCATTGAATGGCGGCTCAGCTAGCTATGTTAAGTTGTTTAACCTAGCGTCAGGCTCAGTAGTAGTCGGCACAACTGCCCCGGATGAAATTATTTATGTTCCGGGCGGTGCGGTAATAACTCAGGTTTATTCAACTAGTGCTGCTCCCGGAAAGACTTTCGGAACCGCCCTAAGCGCATTTTGTGTTACAACCGGCGGAACAGCTGGCTCAACTTCGCCGTCAAGCAACGTATCAGTAACAATTAACTATAAGTAACGGAGATTTCCATGGCGATGTCAAACGAAGAAGCAAAGACCAAGGCAGCTAAGAAAAAGGCTCCCATGGCTCATTCAGGTCAGGCAACAACATCAACAAACATTGACGAAGCATTGGGCGGAGCCACAAAGAAGAAGGCACCAATGGCTCATTCAGGTCCTATGTCAACATCTCACAAGGATGAGGCATTGGGCGGCATGATGAAGAAAAAGCCGACAATGGTATAAGCTATTCTTTGTAACAAAACCCCCTTATTCAGGGGGTTTCGATACAAGAAAATCAACTGACTTTAAACTATGGGTTGCTAGTCAGTCAACCGTTAAAGGTGACTATGACATACAAGAAGAACTTTGTTGCTGCAATAAAAGTAAACGGCCAAATACTTCGCGAGTCCTCGGACCGCGTCGAACTGCCATTCGGTTCAGAATATTCTATTCTACTGAAGAATCTAGATACAGTTCGCATGCAGGCCCGTATCTCAATCGACGGCAAGCCCGCTACATCATGGCTTGTTCTAGGTCCTAGACAGGATATAGAAGTCGAGAGATTTGTTGAGGACTTGAACAGTGGCAACCGTTTCAAGTTTATCGAGCGCACTGAGCGCGTTGAACAACACCGTGGCATCGGTGTCGAAGACGGTTTGGTCCGTATCGAATTCAAGCGTGAAAAAGTTTACCCGATTAATTACAGTTATAATTATAATTATAATTATAATTATAGTAACCTTAATCAGCATGCCCTATATAGCAGTCCGGTCTATAACACGAGCGCTGGGTCTGTAGGTGCATTGCGTGGTGCCAATCTTTGTTCTGCACAGAGCACTGTAAGCGCAGTACAAAACGACACCGGGATCACGGTTCAGGGGTCTCTGAGTGACCAGAAGTTTGTACTTGTGTCGAACTTCCAGACCGAGCCAGAAGAAGTAGTCATACTACATCTAGTAGGCAAGACCGCAGACAAGATTGTTAAAGTAGCAAAGACAGTCAAGCGCAAGATCGAATGCGACACATGCGGTAAGAAAAATAAATCATCAGCGAAGTTCTGCATAGAATGCGGAACCGGACTGGAAAGAATTTAGGTTACGCACTAAGCGAACCTATAAAGCGACTGCCAGCGTAAGTACCAATAAAGGTAGCGTTGTCAGCACGTACATAAAGGAGAAGTAAATGAGCGTAATCGAACAGTATCAGGTAAGTACCTCAAACCCGTCAATTGTCGGCGGAACCGGTACAACCATTAAGTATTTTGCAAGCAACCCGCCACAGTCATTGTGGAACAGTGGAGTTACCGGAGTTAACTCTCCGATCACCGCTTCACAGCTTGGAGCAACCCCGTCAAGCACAAGCGCAAACGGTCAGTTGTCATTCGACTCAGTAGCCTACAAGCTACAGGGCGGCCAGTTCAGGATGGTTGCAAGCGGAACCGCGACTGCTACAGGCACACCGACTGTAACAGCCACAGTTCAGATCAACACCGGAACAATCGCATCACCTTCATACGCAACATTCTTGAACGGTGTCGCGTCGAACGCTGTTGTGACCACGATCCCGATAGCTTGGTCTATCACGGCTGACTTGTTCTATGACCCAACCAGTCAGACATTGAGCGGCTTCCAGTCTTATTTCTATGCCAACGCAGCAACCGGCGGAACAGATAAGAGTCAGGTCCCGGTAGCAATCACAGCTGTACAGTCTGTGACCGCTGGTGGATTGTACGCAACACAGTTTGGATTCGTTGTCGGTATCACGTTCAGCACATCGAACGCTGCTAACACCGCAAGCTTGTACGAATTCAAGATCATCCAAGCTTAACATTTGAATCGTGACAGGCTACGCATACAGATAGTAGCCTTCCGTTCATAACCTCTGTGAAATTCAGAGCGTTCCGGGTTATAGCCCCGGCAATTTCATAAAAGGATTATCATGACCCCGTTTAGCCAGATGTCTGTCGGAGAATTCATATCAAGCATACGTGATATCATATTCATATTTGGAACCTTAACCGTCGGCTGGAAAGTGAGATCATGGGTACAACCTGTATTTGATTTCTTTAAGCGAACCAATGAATTTTTTGATCTCAGTGAAGCACATATTAAGCGCGTAGAGTCCGGCATGCAAGTGCTGCTAAATAATCACTTGAGCCACATCCAATCTGACTTAGGACATTTGTCAGGTAGAGAGCCTAGACATTCGTCGTATTCGACAGACTCCCACGAAGAAATGCCAGAGGCTACTTATGCCAGCAGTAAGCAAGAAACAACAGATAGCGATGGCAATAGCTGAGCATCATCCAGAAGACCTGAATGAGAAGAATAAGGGACTACTGGATATGTCTCATAAGCAGTTGCACGATTTTGCTTCTACACCACGGAAACACCTACCGACATACGCACACGCACGCAAAGCGAGAAAGGAATCTTAATGGCTACCGAACAGGATAAGGCAAATTTAACTGCTACTCGTGGTAAACAAGCCGCCAACATATCAGACTCTGACGAGCGTAAAGCTTATATTGCAGGTTCGGGTAATGTTGACAAGGACTACCAAGGCACCGCTGAAGAGACCGCTGGCATGGGAAAGAAGCAGCAGACTCAATCAATCATGAGCGACTATGGTATGGCCCGAGACGCAAGGAAGTAACATGGCTGACAAGCTAACTAAGATTCAGGTCCGATATGAAGTGCCAGCCAAGGGAATGGACCACTGTAGGGATTGTAAACATTTTATAGGACCGAATCGTTGTAAGATTGTTGAAGGGGATATACAACCTAACGGTTGGTGTGAGAAATTCGAGGATAATAAGATGGCAAAGAAACACCACAAGTATACACATTCGACTGTCGAGCATCATGACGATGGCTCGCACACAATTACTCACCACCACGAAGACGGCAAGTCGCACAAGAAGTACGCAGCGGCTGACCACGATTCCATGATGGATGGTATGATGGATCACACTAGTGCGCCTAATCCGGGTGAAGCAGAAGCGGCAGCAGGAATGCCTCCAGCAGGCGGAGCACCAGCGGGTGCGCCTCCGATGGCACCTCCAGTAGGAGCGTAATATGGCCGAGCATAACGTAAGCTTGTACCGTGCCATGCACCATCTACGTAAGGGTGGATTGCACAAGGCTCTTGGTGTACCACAGGGCGAGACTATTCCTGCGGACAAACTAGAATCAGCAAAGAACAGTTCGAACGAGCATGTAAAGAAGATGGCTAACTTCGCAGCAACCATGAAGGGCTTCAAACACTAAGGTGACTATGCCGGAAGACTATAACCTAACCAATCCGGCACCTGACATCAATCCTGTAACAAAGCTTGTTGGGTGGCTGCAAGGCCGAACAACAGGCTGGTTGATTTCTTTCTTTATCACCGGAAATTTGTTCCACTTAGCTCATCATCTCGATGCTACTTACATAACTTTTATGACAACCTTTATGAGCTTCGTCCTAGGCCACAGCATAAAGGAAGATTACTTTGATAAGAAATAGGGAGACTTATGGCACACTCAGTTACTTTGACTTGGACAGCATCAACAGACTTAACCACCCCGCCAGCAGCAGGGACCGGATACAATGTTTATCGTAGTACAACAGTCGGCGGAGAAAAGGCCCCGGCGTTAAACGGCGCACTAGTCGCAGCAAATACATATGTGGATACTACTGTAGCAGCCGGACAGGTTTATGATTATGTAGTAACAGCGGTAGGGGCGGGAGGCGTGGAATCAATCCATTCGAACGAAGCGTCTAACGTACAGGTGCCTATTCTACCTCCCACAGGACTTTTGGCTGTGGCTGCTTAAGATACTAGAATTTTGGAAGTGGTGAATGACTGACCAAGTAATTGCGTACATTGGAAGGCACGGGACCACCGAACTCAACAAAGAGGATCGATATCGCGGACAGAAGGACATTCCTCTGGACGATCAGGGCAGGCAGGACGCGAAAGACCAAGCCGAGTTCTTGAAAGATAAACCAATCGGTCAGGCGTGGACCAGCCCGTTAAGTCGAGCTAAGGACACCGCCAAAGAAGTTCTGAATGGGCGTGGTATAAAAGCCGCGCCTGTTCAAGCTTTGTTGCCTCTTCACGCCGGTAAGTATACCGGTGCTAAGAAGTCAGACAACAAAGAACAGATGAAGTATTATCACGAACACACAGATATTCCTATCCCCGGCGGAGAGTCTATTGATGATATCAATACTCGCTCTCGCCGTCCACTACTTAAGGGCTTCAGAGTAGCTTTGAAGACCGGAAAGCCGAGCTATTTCTCAGTACATTCAAGCATCATACACTCCCTAGGACAACTTCTGCACAACGACCATAAGCACGCGTTGGTAGAACCCGGAGGAGTAGTAGCAGTTACGTTCGATGGAAAGAGATTCCATGCGACCCCGGTTTTTAAGCCGAAGAAAGAATCAGAAGATACCGCCTACGCGTCATAATAGCAGGACAATATGCCTTTAACAGGACAGCAAAAGAAAGATTGGGAATTCGTCAGTCACCGTGCGAAGAAGCAGACTGGATTTTGGTCGAAGCTTGTAAAAGCGGAAATTGATGGCTTAGACTTATCAAAAGTAGACCCAGAAATTCTTGCATGCTGTTTAGAAGGTAAGTATTTCCGTGGAGAAGGGCATATAAGCCCGTCTGATGGCACAGGCCGACAGAAGTCTCCGATGGAAGAACTATGGCTATTGTACATCGGCGTAGAAAACTTATCCGAAGAAGATGAGAATCGCGGAAAGAAAAAGAAGAAGCAGAAAGATTTAGCTATCGAGCCGATAAAGTCGAGACGTGTAGCCGGATTCCCTGTACTGGATAAGAACAATATCCCGACAGGCGAGTATGTATACGGAGTAAATTATCACGACGACGGCTATCTAGACTTTCCAGCATGGCTGTACGCTAGAGACCAAGCCCGAAAGGACTTGCTGTGGCTAGCAAGAGAAGTTCTAGGTGAGACTCTTGTAGTTGGAAGAGTTCATCAGGTTGTCTGCGACCAATTCGTATCCAAGAACTTTGATGGAGTATACAGACCGGGATACGGAATAGAAGAACTGACCGGAGTTATCAAGAGACAGAATCGAGTTCCTACACGCTGGGACCTCGGTACAAAGAATTATGTTTTCAGGACTTCGACTGACCTAGAGACCCCAGAGAACTACGAAAAGTTGTCCATGACCCAAGACGCCCGAGACTTTTTCAAGTCAACCATCGGACGTGCCGATGCGGTCCAGTGGATGCTAGCAGTTCCTGACATAAGCATGATTATTCTTTGCGCAGATAACAACCTAGCAGAGATATTCGTGAGCCAGATTAAATCAAAGTTTTTCCTAGCTGCCGGAGCTACTCCAAGTCCGTTGCATCTGCTTTTTCCAGAGTATGTTTTACGCGGAGTTAAGGGAACGTCATCTGAACCTATTCAGAGCCCTGCTCGCCGCTTAGAGCGTACCTACCCAACATTGTGGGCCGATTCTATTGACTCCACATTGTCTGGTTTGCATTGCGATGTCCTAAAGTTCGATGACGTGGTGTCAAACACCAACTGTCAGACTCCAGTGACTCGTGAGAAGTTGAAGAATCACATTGATACCACCATGTCGGTTTGCGACACTTGGGGCTGGGTCGATATGATCGGCACTAGATACTTCCCAGATGATTATTATGGATATATAGAAGCAGCTGCTATCGAGAAGCCGGAAGTTCACGGGCTCAAGTTGTTCAAGAGAGCAGCGTGGTATGTAAAGCCTGAGTTTGCCCATATCGGAAATAAGAAGGTTAAAGAGCTTCAGGAACACATGGTCACTCTGACTTTTCCTGAGCACGCTAACTGGAGATTCCTACAGGGCAAGCTAAGAAATGAATACACATTTAGATGTCAATATTTGAACGAGCCTGTATGGGGCACGGACAGCATTGACATGCCGTTAGAGTTGTTGAAGGCCCATCAGATGAGTCCGGTGGAGTCTGAGACCCTAAAGGGCGAGATTTACATCATGGGCGATATGGCGAAGGAAGCGAAGAAAAATTCAGACTATTCGACATTCGCAGCAGTTAAGATTTATAAGGCAAGAGACCAGCGTACCGGACTGCAAGACGGAATGGTATGTGTGGTTGTTTTAGAAGTAGTGTTCGGTAAGTGGACCCAGACTGAGACCGCGCAAAATCTAGCATCGCTCAACCAACGATGGATGCCAAGACGAATACATGTCGAGGACACCGGTGGATTAGAGAGTTTCTGGATGTACGCTATCCCAGAGGCATTTAAGAAAACACGACTGCCTTGGTACCACATATTCAGAGCACCTGTCGAGCAGGGCTACGACGCAAAGCGCAATCGTATTAAGGGACTTGAAGTTTTGTTAAAGTCCGATAGATTGTGGTTTGCCATGGGGCCATGGAACGACGAAACTTTTACTCAACTTAGCCAGTATACTGGAGCAAAGAGTACTCGCTCCCGTAAAGACGATATTCCAGATGCGCTATCGTTTATTAGCCGATATCTTCCTAGCAGTTCTCCAAAATCTCCTGAGCAACAGCAACAGGAAGTGGAACAGCAAGAGAAGGAAATAGGCGCAAAGATTTTAAGAGCACAGCACGAAGCAATGTTTGGTAGGACCAATTTTAATCCGAGCCCAACATTCGAAACACCAATACAGACCAGCCACGAAGATTCGCCTAGCAGTGCTATCGCTAATAGGATATTCGGAGGTAATGGCTTGAGAGCATAGACATGACGGAACCGCTAAACAACCACGCGGCTGAAACCCTTGAGAGAAGGGCAGTCGAGGCTGTAGGCAATATTACGTCAGATGACATACACAAGGACCCAGAAACTGGGACCTATATGTTTGATGACGAGGCAGCATTAAAATTAGTTCTCGACGACACAGCGCGTGCCGATAACTACATTAACGTAAATCAATGGGCATCGGGCTGGATAGATTCTGGAGTTATCTTTCAGAGTCCTAGACAGGCTGGCGCATTCGACGGCGGAAATGTAGCTCAAGCGAATGTTCCGAAGTTTACAGTATCGAACCATATTAGTTCGATTGCTCCTAAGATTGTTGAGGGCTTGTTTTATGAGGACCCTCCGTTCTTGCTGCGTCCCCGACCGGGAACCAAGCAGGAAGTTACTCGTGCAAAGACCGCATTGTTTTCCGCTCAGCTATGGGATATGAAGTTCAAGACCCAGATCGAACGCGGAGTAGATCAGATGGCTCTGTATGGCACCACCATATTCAAGTGGGGCTACTTAGAGCGAGTAGAGAAGGTTAAGAAGTACCGTAGAAAGCAGGTACCTCTAAACCTTAACACATCTGTGCCGACCCCGGCGATAGATACTCCGGAATCGGATGACTACGAAACCTATCTGGATGATGTAAGAATTAGCCGCCCGTGGATTAAGTTCTGTGACATACGTACAGTCCTAGTAGACCCCGGATGCAGAGTCGGAGATATCCGCGAGGCAAAGTGGGTTGTCTACCGTGACTATGTCACATTCGAAGATTTAAATTCATGGCGTGATCTTCCGGGATATAACATTCCTAGCGAAGAAGACTTGCAAGCGTTCTTTTTGTCAGGGCCTACAGTTAAGCCAGACAACTTGACCTTGACCATACCGGAAGGCATGCGTGGATATTTACAGCATGCGCTACCGAGAACATTTAAGAGCAGCGCCGATCCTCTAGATAATCCAATGGAGATTCTAGAGCGTTGGGATAAGGGTAAGATTATTGTCGTGTTAGCATTCAACGGCAAGAACATCCTTATTCGAAACGAAGCTAACCCATACGGAGCAATTCCGTTCTTTAGCGCAAACTGGAGAAACATTCCGGACGCTTTCTATGGGCAGGGCTTAGGGCTATTAATCGGAAGCGAACAAATCGTTGAGCAAGGTATTACAAACCTAGCTCTCGACTTGCTAGCATACGGTTTGCAGCCTACCGCTGTACGTAAGAAAGGATTCAATGTCCCGACACAGATGATTCGTTGGAAGCAGGGCGGCATCATTGATGTGGACGACGACGTAGAAAAGTCATTCAAGTTCCTCCAGATGCCTCCAGTGCCTTCAGAAGCATGGCAGTTCTTGCAGCAAGCGAGAGCAGCCGCACAGGAAACATCGGGAGCTAACGAGCAAGTTATGATGGGCGCAGGAGCAGCCGGGGTTAAGACAACCGGTATGCGTTCGGGAACCGGAGCAGCCGCTGTAGTTCAAGCTAACGCTTCTAGACTCGATGGCCCGAGCAGCCGTTTGATAGATCAGGTATTCGTACCATGGTTATATCAGATGGACGATCTAAACAATCAGCTACTCCCTACCGCAGTTTTACGCCGAGTTCTTGGCGATGAGTTAGGGGAAGCTTACATGGGCGATCATATTGACTTCCGTAACTCGAAGTTCGAATATGAAGTCCTAGCAGGAAGTCACTTGGGCGCAAAGAAGGAAATGGCTCAGGCGCTACCGATCATTATTCAGTTATTGAACAATCCAACATTCGTTAAGAATGTGAACGACGGCCACTATCAGTTTGACGCGGTCGCAATCTTCAAGGCATTTACGGACGCAGCTGGCTGGAAGTTCAGTCAGGACTTCCTACGTAAGATGACCGATGAAGAGGTTCAAAAGTACGAAGCGAACTCTCCGGCGGCATTGCAGCAACAACAATTGAAGGCTCAGCAAGCAATGCAGCAGCAGAAGTTCCAGCAAGAACAGCAATTGGAAGATCAGCGTACCTTGGGCAAGGCCGGAGCAGAAGTTCTCCGTTCAGCTACAGAGCACGCAATGCAGGGTGAAGTTACCGGACAGCCGTCAGATGTAGGCTACGGTTCAACTACTACTCTATAAGGAATACAATGGCAAACAATAAAGAACCACTATTGTCAGATCAATTGACAGAAACTCAGCGCTTAAATCTTTCAGCTATGCGGCAACATCCGGGATTTGCGGTTCTCGAACTGATGCTTACAGAAGCTTGCAAAAGGGCGACTGAGGAAGTAATTAAACTGGACCCGATTGAGGAGGGATACGAGCGAAAGCTTAAGTCCCTCCAATCTAGAGCCCGAGAACGAAATGAATTTTCTCTTCTACTATTAGCGTCTGTAGACTGGCAGCACAGGTATTCGGAACTGGAGCAACAGTCTAAGAAGCCGGTAGAAGCCGAACCGCAACAGAATCGAATCATTAAGACAATCAATAAAGGATAAAATAAATGAGCGTAACCGCCGGATTAACTCCCGAGACTTTGACCTTTGACGAAATCAAGCGTTGGAGTGCTCAGGAAATGAAAGATCAGATGAGAAGGTCTGATGAAATGAGAAAGAAGGTCTATGAAGTTGTTAGAGCCCAGAGTCTATCAGACATCGAATCGGCTCAGCAACAGATAGACACTAACCCAACTACAACTTTGACTGTCGAGGCTCAGGAAGAAACTCCAGTGCCCGATCAGCAGGCGGAAGCAGAAAAGCTCGCCGCAGATGCCCGAGAAGCTGAGAAGCAGAAGGCCATCAAAGAAGAAAACGATCAGTTAGCGGCTGCTGGTATATCAGTTGTACGGGACCAGTACGGAAACATAGCCAAGCTAATACAAGATTATCAAGCTACAGACGAGAACGGAGCGGCCATCGGTCGCCCGACTCACCTAGAAGCCCGATCATGGCCAGAGATGGCTATGAAACAGCGTGAAGCGCACACTCAAGCAGTACGCTGGGGCCATAGACTGAAGCAGCAGAAGGTCTCGTTTAGAGAGACTGTTCCGCAGGCTCAGCAGAATTTATCAGACGCCGACCTTCTAGAAACAATGAAGGATTTGAAGTCTGACGATCCACAGAAGCAGCTAGCAGCTATCCGAAAGGTGCAGAAGTCCGAATCGGATAAGATAGAAGCTCAGAGACTTGAAACTGAGAGACAGGCATCGGTAAGCCGTCGCTTCTTAGCTAGACACAAAGAAGATTTTTACAATTGCGAAGCAAACATCAAGGAAGTCAGGGACTACTTTGTAGAGAATCCTGACCTTACTTGGACAGATGACAATCTAGAAATTTGTTTTCTAGCAGTTGAACACAAGCTTGCAGCGTTCCCTACGCCAGAACCAAAGGCGGAGTTGACGCCACAAGTTACACCAGTAGTTGTACAGGCTGTGCAGCCAGTACAAGCTACTCCGGTACAAGCAGCAGTCGTGACCAATACACAGACTGTTGTTCAACGACCGGGAGTTAATGGCGGAGTTGTTCCGGGAGAATCATCAGCTACACGTCCCGGCCCGACTAAGGCTAGGAAACTCACAGCAGAGGAAGTTAAGTCTTGGTCTTACGAGCAAATGAAGAAGTATAACCGTGATCCGGTTATGCGGCCTCTAATCGAGGAATTCGTACGTGAGAGAAACCAGAGGGCTAAGCGATAATCTGCACCCCGCGTAAGCGGAGATAAGGCACATTGGAGGGCACTGCTATGGCAGGCTCACCTAATCCGTCAGCAGCAAATGTTGGGAATATATTGACGGCACAGAGTATCCTTTTCGATAAGGAACTTATTCCTAACCTGAAGGGAGAAACAGACGCGTTCTTGGTAGCAGCAGAGAGAAAGGTTCAGCCTTTGAATGCTGGTATCAACCGTCAATTCTTTCAGTACAACACCCTAACTGGCGACACAACACAAGCCGGTGATGGTGTGATCGGCGCACCAGAGTTCGTCGGACAGATCAGTTCTCCGGCTCAGGTGGGAGAATGGAACAACTATTCAAACTTCAGCAGCTTTGTTATTGCTTCTAGCTTGGACGATGTCGTTGGAAACAGCGCAATCGAACTTGGCTATCAGGCAGGCCAGAGCATTTCTGAGTTGTATAGCGCGGTAGCTGACGCAGCGGGCGCAAGCTCAGTTGACAGTCAGGTTAACCAGAGCAGCTTGCTAAGCTCTCCGTACACCATCGACTTGGGCACAATCCGTGAATTGAAGCAGCAGCTTGTTTCAAAGAACGTGTTGCCAAATCGTGGCGGAAAGTACGCAGGCGTTGTTTCACCGAACGTCCTAGGCGATATCTACAACGCAACAACTGTGAACAACAGCATCGTTGACTTGTGGAAGCTAGGCAACATCGAGAAGTTCGATAAGATGGCTGGCGCAGACCAGAAGATGGACATCGAACTTCCGGGTACAAACATTGTGCTACGTCAGACACCGTTTGTTACCACAACCGCGAACTACCAGTCAACTGGTAAGATCGGATACCGCACCTATGTGTTCGGTAACTACGCTTTGATCGGCGTATGGTTGGAAGTTCCGGGCGACACCGACCTTCACGAAGGCGACTGGCGCACAATCGATTGTTCAGTTGTGGACAACGCTCCTAAGAGCAGCTTTGACCCGACCGGCACAATCGGTGGATGGTGCTCATACAAGTTCCATCAGACTGTAACTCTACCGCCTGCCCGTGGTGCAAACACCCAGCGTATGCGTTGGATCGACTCAGTCCCGGCAATTCAGTAAATCGGCATTAACGGGGGCAGGAGACTGCCCCCAATTCCAATATAAAGGACTGCTAATGGATTATAAACCACCACTGCAAAATGTTGACGACCCTTGGAAAGAGCGTCATAATTTGAAGGTCACGCAAGAGACAATCAAGAAACTTCTTGCTGGCGGAACCCCAAATTGGTTCAAGTGGCCGAAAGACTATAAGGCATTTGCCCAAGAAGCCGTGCTCGCTGACAAAGAAGTGTCAGACAAGATGGCGCACCGGTATAAGATGGAAGACCAAGAGTTGCTGCTCAATCAAGTGGCAAGAAAGGTCAATCCAATCCGTACTCGGGACTTCATCGAGAAGCTACGCAACTCAGGCATTAAGTGCTACACCATTGACAACGGCTTTCCACCGGCGACAGTGGCATTATGGGCTTTCAAGCCGGGAACGGATCATGTCGTACCAGTGTGCTACCTCCAAGTGCCCGCTATGTATGAATGGTCTGTCCTACGACTAGACAAGCGAGGAATTCCCGCTGGAGAGGCGTTCCGAGGTTGGCGTACAGTCGAAGTCCAATTGATCGAAAAAGGAATCATCTCGGAGGATGAAGCTAACGAGATATTCGGTCGACCTGCTGACGGACCAGTCAGTAGGAGATTCCGCAGAAGCCTCCACTGGTACCGCAATCGGCGGGAACTGTTGAGCGATGCAACTTGGGCAGACCAAGACTAAAAATTCTGACGGCAGTAGTTTAACCGAAAACAACCACACCGGGGTTAACCGGACAGGGCTGTGCCCTAATCGAGAACAACATGACAGACCAGACAAAGCCGGTTCAGGGCACAAGCCCTTCGCCGCAACCAGTAGCAGCACCACCAGCAACTGACGCAGCTACACTACAAATGCTAGTACAGCTTTTGCTAGCTGAAAGACAGGACGCATTACAAGAGCGTGAAGATAGGAAGCGTGTCAATAAGGTACGTGACGATCAGCGCCGAAAGAATGCGGAATACGTAGTTGCCGATAAGATTCATAGTCAGTCGCTATGTACCCACAAGAAAGGCGGTAAGGGTTTGAAGTCACCGAAGGTAGATTACGCGGTGTACGCTCACACCTTCACCAACAATGTTGCCTACATCCGATGCCAAATTTGTGGCATGAAGTGGCGCAATGTTGATACCAAGGAGTTCTTGGTAAGAGGCGGAAAGAAGATTGAGAATCACACTGGCAAAGGCTGGCGTGAAGCTCTTGACATGCTTTCCGAATCTACGAACACGCCGAGTTCGTCAGAAATTCAAATGGCCACACAACCAATCGCCACATCCGTCGGTGATTTGGAGTAATTTTAGCGCAGTCTCAGGGATAATCGCGACAATAATCACGACAAATTGTCGCGATTCCCAACTTTTCTAGGAGAAAACTCTGATATACCATCTCTAATCCACTACAGACTACGCTAGGACGGTCTGTATCCCGCCTTCCGTAGCCAGAGTTTAACCATGGCTAATTCACAAAGCAAAATCACACTACAAAAGATGCTCGACAAGGTTCTCCCTCTAGGGGACGTGAACCCTGTGCTTAGTAATGTTAGCGGCTACCAGTTAGAGCCGTTCATAACTATCTGCACGGATGTTTACAATGAAATTGTCGGATTGCCATTTCCCCATAAGTGGAATGAAGTTAAAGTCCCATTGTTTTATTCAAACAGTTGGCAGCAGGACTATGCGTTAATCAACCCGAACGGCACATCGGTATATAATATCGAATGGCTAACTCGTGGTATCGCTATTGATATGTCAAGCAACTCCATCCCCAGATCATGGGGTTATGTTGAGTGCGGACGTGAACTCAGCCAAGCTACAGGATCGTTTATTCAGCCAAGCAAGTGGAGAAATCCTACTTTCTTGTGCAACTGGTTTCCTAATTCCACTTTGTACTACGGAACTTGGGGATCGCCTGATCTAGGCGGACCAACAACCGGAAACAATCCGGGACCGAATGCTATCTACATAGCACCGTTGACCGCTCAGGGAAACAGTCAGCCAAATAACCCGATTACCCAGATCATAGACCCTAACGGTAACATTCAGGTTGTCACAACATATGGAACTTGCGGAGCAGTTGCCCCTAACTGGCCACCGGCTAACTCAACACCGGGAACAGCTACTGTAGACGGTTCTGTCATCTGGCAGGTAGTCGATCCGAATGGTGTTGGCATCAGAATATTACCGGTTCCGTCGCAGACCGGATCAGTCTTCCAGTTTAACTTGATTGGACAGATGCCGGGAAGGCAGTTTTCAAGTTTGTCAGATACACTTTCACCATTTCCAGATAAGTATGAGCCCTACTTTAGGCAGGGAGTTATTGCTCAGTGCTACCGATATAGTTCGGTCGCATCTGTGCAAGCTAAATTCGAGAAGAACTATCAACTGTGGCTAAAGAGTCTTAATGATCTTCGTGCTACAGAGGATAGAGAACTCGAAGAGAATATGTTCATCGCAGACCAGTCGATATTCAGTCGTGGCGGCGGAAGCCGTGGCGCTGGATGGCGTGGCGCTGCGTATCCATTCCCCGGACCGGGACAGGGATTCTAATTTATGGCTAACCTTCTTAGCGATACTATTAATTTTATGACTCCGTTCTGTCGCTATCAAGCAGCGGCAATCGGAACAAGCGACATGCCCCTAGTAGGATTTGCGAGCATTGTTCGTAACATTATCTTAGCTGCGCCATTCACTTGGCGGTTCAACCGTAATGTAGTTAACTTGACCGGACCAGTTGTTCAGGGGACTCAAGACTACACACAGAGCATTGCAGACTTCGGGTTCTTAGAGAAGGCAACTGCAACAGGCCCGGATAATAATAATGTGATAACTAGCTGGGAATTAAAGGATATGAAGAACAACGAAGCGTTGGCATCATCTCTAACCCAAGCTAGGCCGATGTCTATTTCAGTTTTCAATGACGACGGAGCAAGCAATTTCACATTCAGACTATCAGCAGTTCCAGAACAAGCGTACACGATTAATCTAGTGTATCAGAAGGCTCCAGTTAAGTTCACTGCGACAACTGACTCGTGGGCTCCTATTCCGGATTCATTCTCAGATGTGTACAACAATCTCTGCTTGGGCTACTACATGGACTCGTGCCAAGACCCGAGAGCACCGCAATACATCGCTCGTGGAATTGCCGGACTCCTAGCTCGTGCGCAAGGATTGAGTTCAACAGATAAGGCGATATTCGCAGCTAGCTACATGAACTTTAACGCTCAAATGATCATAGATCAGTTAAGAGTACAGCAAGGACAACAGGCTCAGGGAGCTAGATAATGGCAAGTCAGTTCGAGACAGTAGGAGCGCAGCCACGGAATCCTAGTCGCGGTAAGCCGATTCACATCGCGAGAATAGAGACCGGACTGTTTACGAATCGTAGCCCGATTCACGATCCTGCGTCTTGGTATGTCTCAAAGTACGGTGGTTATCCTGACGCTTTGATTGACGGCAGCAACATGGAAATAACCAACGCGCTGACCTTGGCTAGGCGTCCGGGATTGTCACAATGGTCATCAGTTACAGTTCCAGATCAGGTTAACTGGTTTTATAACTGGAGAACTTTGACCTGCGGACCGAAGGTTATCGTAGATACAAGTACTTCAACATACTTACAGACCACAACAACTCAAAGCACTTTATTCACTAAGAGTGTGACAGCTGGACAAGGGTACTATCAAGGTGTTGCAAACACTCTGTACTACGGGGATGGAGTCGATCTCCAGAAGTTTATCCTAGGTACCGATTGCATAACCGCAAACGGCAAGACTTGGAATTGGGGAATATCTCCTCCATTAACCGCTCCGGTTGTAACAATCACTCCTAGCGCAAGCGCTGCGGTAAATTGGCAAGCAAGCACTGTATTCAGTACCATGGGTTTGATAGTTGACAGCCAAGGAAATATTCAGCAGCTTATCGGAGTTAATGCAAGCCCTGTTCAGTTCCCAAACACAACACAGTTTGGAGAAAGCGGAAATGGGCAGCCAGCATGGAACCAGACCCCCGGCGGAACAACCCCCGACAATGCGTGGAACTGGACAAACTGGGGACCTATTGTCTCTTGGACAGCTAACACAACATATAACAATGGTTCGGTTGGCGGAACACTTATAAATCCGTGTATTATTTATGACCCTGTCACAAAGTGCTGCTTTGTAAATGCCAACCCGTCAAACGCGCAAGGAACTAGTGCGCTATCAGGACCACCAGCATTCCCATCTGCGCCGGGGTCGTCTATTACTGAGGGTTCGGTAAAGTGGTTTAACCTAGGATCACTTAAGACTCCGCAGCAATGGCTACCTAGTCATTCATACCCGAAGTTGGGGGCAGTGTCAAATGACGATTCTGTTTCCGGAATTGCCGAGCCTGTAAGCTTGGCCGGTGGATTGCCTACGATGCCAGTTGTGTACTGGCAGGTTAACAATACCGCTGGCACTCAGACTTCAGGAACAGGCGGAACTGCACCGCCATGGACCGCAGGATTAGGAAACGGAACAGGAAGTCAGACTTCCGACAAACAATTATTGTGGCTCAGTTTAGGTTCTGGGACGAGAGTTACAAATCACACATATGTACCATGGACTGCGCAAGGGGCGACATTCTCTGTAATTGTGGACTCCAACAACAATTTCCAAGTTTGTACTACAAGTACAGGTCCTTCTTCGTCAACCGCAACTGGTAGTATTGTTTGGGCTACCGGATACAATCAAACAACAGCTGACGGTGGAGTAACTTGGACTTGTGTTGGGCCTAAAATGACATGGGCTGCGAATACTATCTGGTACTTGCCTACATCCGGATGGTTTCCGCCAAGTGGTTCTATCCCGTTCGGTGGCGCAGTAATCACGGATAGTAATGGCAACGAGCAAGGTGTTATCGTATCCGGACTATCCACCACACCAACCCACCCTGTCTGGGCTACGACCCCCATCGGCGCTCCAACAACAGACGGCGCTGCGACTTGGCAATTAGTCGGGCCAGCGGTAACATCCGGACTGACCCTAACGAAGGGCGCAAGTTGGGCATATAGTTATAAGAGCAGGACTGCGGACGACATCTATAACACTACTGCGCCTCCGGACTGGCCGAGTGCTTTAGGTCCTCCTACAGGTGCAGAGACCGGACATATATCTACCGCGTCACCGTTATTTACAGTCACAACTGCTACTCCATCTAGCGTATTTACTCTGGTTATTCCGGGCTCAGCTGATCCACAAGTAGATACAATCGTAATCTGGAGAACTTTGGACGGCGGAAGCACGTTGTTCTTCTTGACAGAAGTTCCGAACACTCCACCTATTGGCGGAGTTCAACAGTTCCAGACAGTTCAGGATACTGCGCCAGATTCAGTTATAAATGAATTCATCACGGCTCCAATCGACGGAACAAACAACCCGCCACCGGCTGGATTCTTGCCGATGGCATATCACTTTGAAAGAATATGGGGAGCAGTTGGAAACTTTGTATACGCATCAGGCGGAGCAGACGTAGTAACCGGAGACCCGAACGAATCATTCAGTGCTCTGGACTTTTTCGAGTTCCCAGAGCCTGTGACACGTATTGTTCCTACAGCAACTGGTATATTGATATTCCTTACATCAGATGTGTACGCAATCTTGGGCGGTCCGGTATTCACTACATTCTTCGCAACACCGATGGTGCCGGGAGTAGGCTTGCTGCACTACAATGCTCTAGATATTCACGGCGGCGTGACCTATCTCTACACTTCTGACAATCAGTTCATCTCAATGGACCCGAGTGGCGGAGCGCAGAGAATGGGCGGCGGTATCGCGGACAAGCTAGCATTGTTTGATGCTACTAAGGTTTACGTAACTGTTCACGAGAGCGGAAACGACAACGCTATATTCGTAGCTGACGGCTCAACTGGATGGTACAGATTAAACCCAAGTCAGTTTCCTAACCAAACTCCGGTATGGAGCACGTTTGCAGCTATCACCGGTGGTCTAGGTGCTCTAGAGTCTATTGAAGTTTCAAACGGTGTCCATAGGTTGCTAGCCGGTGGAATCGGAAGCAACAAGCCGATCCTACAGAGAGATTACAGTACGTATCAGGACAATGGAACACCATTCACATGCTTCTTCACCATGGGAAGTATTAACCTAGTAAATCCGGGGCAGATTGCCGGACTAACTTTTGTTAACTTACGAGCAACTAGGGTAGGAACAAGTCCGACATGTGCGTTCTTGCTGAACGAGGTCTCAGGAACATTCACTACGTTCCCAAGTAGCCAAGCATACCCATGGCAAATTTGGGGAGCGGCTGGACAGCCAACAAGCCTGTTCTCTAATGCGTATTACTTTAGAGCAGCGGGAGTGCCAGCGCTAGCTGAGCACATGCAAGTTAAAGTAAGTTTCCCGGCTGAGAATGTGGCAAACGAAATACTAAGTTTGACTGTCTGGGGAGTTATAGAAGAAGTTCCTGAGGAATAATGAAGCTTTCCGAATACTATCCGTCAATGCAGGGCGCGACACCAGTTGGACCGGTAGTTCCGGCAGCTGCACCGCCTGTGATACCTAATGACCAAACACAGGTTACTAGGTATCTAAGGACAACCCTTCCGCTTCCTCTACAGTATTCGCCGGATACTTTGAAGCAGTACAACCGTCCGGGATTGAGTTCTTTTAGAATCGCTCCCCTACCTCCGGGTGGAAATCCGGCGGTTAACGCGTCATCGACTTCAACTTCTACATCTAATATCCAGCAGTTTGTGAACACAGCAGCTAACGGCCCAAATGGAGCAATTCAATTTAATGTTGGTGGTGCGTTAACTGGAGTAGCTCAATTTGAATGGGATAATATTGGAAGTAATCTTCTAATAACTGGCGGAGCATCAATATCAGGGACTGTGGCAGGGTCTATATTTAATGCTTCCACAGGATACAGAATCGCCGGTGCAGCAGGATCGGGGCAGTTTCTTCGCGGCGACGGTGTTAACTTTGTTTCCTCACTTATACAAGGCAGCGATCTCCCGACCTTTAGTCAAGATGTGACAAATGTTGGGTCTGTGATGACTGTTGTCGGGCTACAGACAAACCCAGTATCATCTCTAGACCCGGACCCCGGTGATGTTTTGTTGTGGACCGGAACAGCATGGGTGCCGACTGCGAATCCGTTTCCCGGAGTCGTAACAGTTTTGTACCTGACCGATGTAGCATCAGATATAGTTCCGTATCAGAATTGGACAACAAGTCCTAACACAACAGCAGAGCACGCATATACTGCAAGCTTAGGGTCTGGTGCTGTTGGCGCGACAGATATTCAAGATTTCGCAACTGTGGTAGGATATCCGGGTACTACACTTGTACCGGAAGGAAACTGGTCACTTGAGACTTATCTTAGCGCAACTGGAAGTCCGTCGCCGCAGTTGACAGTAACTGCAACAGTCTATAAGCGTACATCTGGTGGAGTGGAGACCAGTTTGTTCTCTGTGACAATAGTGAGTTCGGCTATTATACCGTCCACTGCTACGCAATATGTTACACAAACAGTTCAGCCTGCATTTGTGATTGCTAACACGGATAGACTGGTTGTTAAATATTCTGTTTCTAAGGCATCTGGCGGAGCCACAGTTGTATCGTTGTATACTTGTGGTAATCTACACAACAGCCATGTCCACACCACGTTTACGGTGGGGACTGCTCTTGTCCCGATATCATTAGGCGGAACAGGTTCTGACTTATCTCTGACTGGAGGAACGAGTCAGGTCCTTCGACAGAGTTCTGTCGGTGCTAACATAACTGTAAGTCAACTATCGTATTCTGATATTTCCGGGACTATTCCGTCCACCGGAATTGTATCGGGCTCAGTTAACCTAGCGACCCAAACTGCTAATCACGCAGCAGCAACTTTGTTCGCAACTGGAGTATCAGGAGCCGGGACTTATCTAGTGACTGTTTATATTGTCGCTAGTCAGGCGGCAACAACCAGTTCTACTTTACCAGACAGTCGAATCATTTTTACTGACAATGAAAGCGGGGCAACAATTACGGTCCCGGTTACATCAGGGCTGACAACAAATACGACTTCTACTTTCGCACAGGCCACGTTCATTGTTAATGCGAAAGCTTCCACGAACATACAGTATGACATCGGGCAAGTGACTCCGTACGCTTCGGTCGGCGGAACCCCGATGCAGTTTGCATATCACGCACGGGCGGTATTCCTTGGCTAACGCAACAAATAAGTACGTGACTCCGGTAGGTCTTCAGCAGCCCGCTGCGGCAGACTTATCGGACGGTACTACTGGTAGCGGAACAGTCGTATTGAGCAATAGCCCAGTACTGACCGGAACCCCGACAGCTCCGACCCCGGCAGGTGGAGACAACAGCACAAATATCGCCACAACCGCGTTTGTTGTCGGCGCATCGTCTGGCGCTGACACATTGAATGTCAACACAACAGTTGTTGTGAATCCGTTTAGTCTTAATGTTCTAGTAAATGGTCTAGCTCCGGTCGGTGAGACTAAGGTAAACAGCCAGTTTGTTACTAACAACACTCCATGCATGTCGCAGTATTTCATGCAAAACGCCGCGTCCGGTACTAGGGCTATGGGGACTGTATATCAGAATAACACAGGGCATCCGATATATGTTGTTGTTGACGGCTTTGGAACCGGCAACATGACATCGATAGCAGTTTCGGGTACCACTCCTAATCCAACTACTCAGGTAGCGGCTGGAATAAATTCGAATACTTCCGGCGCTCACATAACGATTAACTTTTTTGTGCTTCCGGGAAATTTTTATAAGGTAACATCAGCAGTAGCCATATCAATCTGGACAGAGTGGGTTTTACTTAACGGTACCTTTTCGGACAGCGGAGAAATTCACGCAAGCCGAGCACTCGGTACTATATATCAGAACAATTCGACAAGCGCCATGTTTGTCGCGGTGCAGGTAAGCGGAGCGAGCGCCAACAGCGCGACCGCCGCAGTGTCCGATCCCGTAACCCCGCCAGTAAATCAGGTGGACACAGTTTCGCAGGGGTCTAACACCACAGCTACCATAACTAGTTTCTTTATTGTTCCGCCGGGACACTACTACAAGGTTACCGCTGCGTCTGGGTCTCTGGCGCTGTGGCATGAGTATACATGGGGAATACCGTGTATTCGATCTCTAGATTTGAGTTCGAATACAGTCATGAACGGAAGCAGAAGCATTGCAGCCGTAAGCCAGACAATAAACACCGGAACGACTACAGCGGCTTCAGTAGTGCCATGGGTTTACATTAATAGCAGCCCGACACGAGTTCGTTGGGTTCAAGCCATCACTACCAATTCTTCCGGATTAAATTATTGTTTTATGTCGTCAGGCGAGTCATACCCTCTTTTGTTAGCTTACCTGAATTGGCAGCAGAGCGGTGCGGTTGCTAGGACTGTTAAAGTGCCGGTCGAGCCGGGGCGATTTTACGGCGGTGTGGATAACGCGGCGGGAACACTTACTATCAATCACTGGTGGGAGTATCAACTAGGATAATTTATGGCACAGACAATTAATTTCAGTAACACAACTCCGGCGGCGGCGACTAACACAGTCAATGTTAGCTGGCAGAACGACAACAGTAATCCTCCAAACATATCAGCCAATGTTCCGTCCGGAGTTGCTGGTGTGGCAAACATTGTCGCGAAATCTATCCTTACTGCGCAAAGTGCGGCTATTGCAGCCACCACTATTTTTGCGGTCCCGTCAACCGGTGCTGGATTGTATAGGGTTAGTTGGGTTGCGACAGTGACACAAGCAGCAACGACCCAATCAATTCTCGGTGGGACTTTTGGGTTTCAGACGAAATACACAAACGGAAACGGGGATACAGTAGTAAAGACAATTAATCCAACACAGTCTTCTAACGCAAACGCGAACACAACAGGTACTGCGATAAGCGGAGTTGAGTTAGCATATTGCGGCGGTTCCACAAATTTACAGTATCTATTCGATTATATGAGTGCAGGCGGAACTGTAATGAACTACGATCTCGCAATCTATGTAGAGTTTCTAGGAGCATAATATGGCCGGAGCAAACGTATTAACATATTCTACCCCGATCACGGGATATGATAACACTGGACTGACTGCAAACCTAGGTGCGACCACAGTATATGCCATCCCTGCTGGTCGTGCAGGTATTTACAGGTGCCATCTTTGGATTAAGGTCACGACAGTTGCAACAACTTCCACTTTACCGTCAGCTGATTTGGTTTTCACCAGCGGCGGTACTGCGATTACTACTGGTACAAGCACCGGCGCTCCCGGTCACTTGATTGCAACTAACACTGGAAACGCTTTGACAACATCCGGTACTGCGACAGTCGATCTCTACTGTGACGCTAGCACTAACATACAAGTAGTGACCGCAGGTTATGCGCAGACCGGAGTAAGTATGGTATACGAGCTTAGAGTCAGATTGGAGTACTTAGGATAATTATGGGCATACCAACTAAGAACGCAGTTATCGGACAGTTTGTTAACGGTAGGAATGCGCAAGACGATTTCTTGCAGCTAGCTACCAACCACGGTGGAACTGTGTTCGCATGGATCGACTATCAGGGAAACTTGATGGGGACATTTGCAGTCGGTAACCCCGGCGGTTCTAACACCAATGTTCAGTTTAACAACAATGGTATACTAGGAGGAGACAACGGATTTAATTATGTATCTTCAAATCCGTCTCCGTCGCTAACCAACATTTCTACTCTACTTATATCAGGAAATGGGGTCGGCCAGAGTATCCCTGTTCTAGAAATTCAGGGAACAGGAACAGGACAAGGTAACGGACCTGTTGTGTTGATAACCCCTGTTTCGGGAGCAGGAAACACCGGAGCGACCAGAGCCACATTTTTGGAATTCGATATGGACGCGTCTGGTGGTGGCGGATTTACTTTCACACAGAATAACCGTGCTGGCGGCGGAGTTACATTTCAAGGTACGGCAGGCACAACTCCCGGTGCGTTAGAAGTCGGCATATTTGGTATAAGTAACAACAACGCACTTACCGAATTTTTCTACGTCCCAGATGGCGGAATAAACGTATTTTTGAACAACACTTCAGGCATCGCTGATATCAGTATGGCTGTCGCAGGAACATCATGGGTTAATCCAGCCGCTGCGACATCGATGGTAAACCAAGACTCTCCTGCGCTAGTATTGACAGGACAGGCGTGGGTTACATCACCGGGACCAGCCAGTCAGACAGTCACCTATTCAATTCAGAATAAAAACGGAGTCTTACAGTTTACCCAAACCGCTGGACCGGGGCCATCACAGTTCCCGTTTCAGTTTAATGGGCAAGTTAATTTCACAGGTACTACTCTTTTCGGAACTGCGGATTTTGGTTTCCAGACAGGCAACGGCGGGGCAGTATATACAATAACTTCTGTTGCAAACGCAGTAGGAGCTTTAACTACATATACGTTCACGACTGTTGGTTCCGGTGGACAGCCAACCGCAGGTCAGAATATAACAATTGCGGGATTTGTGACAGGCGCTAACAACGGTAAGTTTGTTGTTCAAACAGCAACAACATCTACTGTGACTGTTTACAACTCAAGCGGAGCTTCTGAAACTCACGCGGCTACAGGAACCCTAGATACAAACTATGATTCCAGCATCGGGCAGTATTCAGCGCAGCTAGCTGTTACGTCTTCCAATAATTTCCCGATTGAGGGGACCAGTTATCTGCCAAACAATGTATTCAACAGCTTCCCGAACGCCCCTCTGTTCGTTATGAACCAGAAGGGTAACTCAGTTGACGCGGCGTACGTTCGAATTTTGAATGACGGCGTTACCGGAAACCACGGATTGGAGATTGGAAGCATCATTGATTCAACCGGAACGGCACCAGTAACTTTACAGCTAGGCCATTTCAACGGCAACAGTTCGTTGAGGCTTGGGCAACCTATTGCAGCGACAGGCGGGGCTAACCAGTCATCCAACTTCCTAGCAATTGAAGGTAAGTACTGGACAGGTTCTGTGTCTGCGGCAGATGTCTGGAGTTTCCAAGATTCCCTAGGAGCAGGCGCAAACCCAAGCAGTACGTTGTTCCTGTCACACGCTGGAAGCGGCGGCTCCCCGTTGTTCTCTATCGGGACAATCGCGCTCACCTGTGGTCCTGTGAATTGCCAGACTATATCGCTGGGCGGCAACATTGATTTCGCTGTTGCTAGTGCGACCGGAGGCGGAAACGTCAATTCTTACTTGACTGATATTCGCGCTTCTTGGTGGGACGGCGCAGCGGCACAAACATCAGTAACATCGATTCAGGAAATCATGGGAGCGGGGACCAACCCGACTACGGACACTCTGGTAATCAGTAACTCCGGCTCGCATGCTTGGTCAGGAGTATCCGTACTCGGAATCTTGACCGGACAGACCTTGATTGAGAGCAACACCCACACCCCAAGTTCAGCAGCGGACACAGGAACAACAGGTCAGATCGCTTGGGACGCAAGCTTTATCTACATCTGTACAGCACCAAATACATGGAAGAGAGTCGGAATCGCAACTTGGTAAAAATAGGAGCAACAATGGCAGACGAACAAGTAGTACCACAATTAGCACCAGAAGAAAGACTAGCTATCAGAGAGTCACAGTATCAGGCATTGCGACTTAGGGAGCAGGCAAGAATGTTTACCGACAAGGCAAGCCAGATCGACCAGCAAACCGCAGCGTTCATCAACAAGTTTGCAACTGATAAGCAAGTCGATCCGAAGGTTTATAGTTTCGATATCGACACACTACTGTTTCATGCAACAGTTTAATGGAACTAGTCGCATCAACCGAGCAAGACATCGATCAGCTACTGGAGTGGATTTTACTGGACCCTTATCATAAGGACCAGATAAATCCATTCTGGTGGTTGACCGGAAACGGAATCCTAAGCTACAAGATAGTTGATAGCCAAGGGGTTACGATGTATGTCAGGCTCGAAGCAGAAAACAAGCTGATGAGAATTCATACTCAGTTTGGGCCTGAAGATCAAGTAAGTAAGCTGAGAGTCATTAAGAGTCTTTTCTGGACCTTGCCGAAGATGGAAATTATCGGCAACAAGCACGATCTGACTGGATTTGTTTTTAAGTCAACAAGTCCGACACTAATTAAATTTATGGTATCTAAGTTTGGATTCACTCCGATTGGCAACGATGACTATTCGAAGCCTTTCGAGGAGATAATGCATGTGCGGACCGAGTAATCAGCAAAAGCAGATAGGCGCTCAAGAGCAGTCATTCACAAACACTCTGCAAAGTAATTATAATCAGTACTTCGGAAATCAGAGTGAAACCCTATCAAAGCTGAATAACATATTCACTCCGATAGCGGAGGCCGGTCCAGATCAACAAGGATTCGGTCCGCAGGAATTAGCGGCTTTAAATACCAGCGCCGGAGAAGGCGTGGGACAGAACTACGCTAAGGCCACCCAAGCACTCAATACAAATTTATCGGCACGAGGCGGCGGCAATGAGTTTTTACCATCCGGCGCACAGGATCAGTTGAAGGCTGCACTAGCATCAGCCGGTGCAAACCAGATGTCCCAAGAGCAGCTAGGAATTACCAAAGCAAACTACGACCAAGGTCGAGCGAACTTTGGTAACGCGACAGCCGGACTAAACGCACTAGCTCAAGAGTACAATCCGAACGCAATTGCCGGTCAGACAACTGACGCAAGTAAGAATGCATTCGGTGACGCTACTGAAATTCAACAGATGCAGAATCAGAAAGAGTCAGCTATAGCTGGCGGCATTGCATCACTCGCAATGGGCGCTGCAACATTCGGCGCAGGCGCACTCACCAATGGCGGCGGATTCAGTGGCGGTTTAAAGGCTTTGGCCGACCCGAAGAGTTTAGGATAAGAGGATATAATGGGACTACTACCAACACAAGCAGGACAGCTTCCTATAAACCCGCAGACTTTGATGCCGCCGGTGCAGGGGCAACCTACTGCCCCAACATCGGATCAGACGACCGGATCGCCGCAACCGAATGCAGCCGGGGCTGCTGCGCTATCCTCTCCAGAGGGCGACCAGACTTTGCCGATGCCATATACTAATGGCGGGGCTACTATAGGTCAGAGATATCTCAGCACACTGTCTAGTGAAACCAACAAAAATACTAAAGCTATGGGTCCAGCGGCAGCTGCGCCCGGAGCGTGGGCGCGTAGCCTACTTTCCGGAGCGTTGTCCGCAATAGGCGGAGGCTCAACCGAAAGCGAAACTGAAGGCAAGCCTCAGAGTACTGCCCAAGGTGTAATTAACGGAATAGGTGGTATGTTAGGCGATGCTTCAGCAGCCGGACAGCGTGGCGATGGCGGAGCGCTAACCGGAATCGCCAAGACCATGGCTGCACGCAGTCAAAGATTGGCACAACAATCTGAAGCGATGTCGAAAGAAAAGACCGCACAGCTTCTCCGTGCCGAGACCACTCAGCGTATCGCTGCGAATACTAGAAATGTGTATCGCCAAGATCAGCAAGATCGAACCGCAGCGTATAATGCTAACGCAACATTCATGGCTAGTCTTCGTAAGAGATATGATACCCAAGACGACCAAGATAATGTAACTCAGAGTCAGCTAAATGAAATGGCCAAGGACCCTGAGTTCTGGAAGACCCACACAGGACGTGCAGTCGGAGAAGAACCGGTTCTAGACGGTGGTAAGCAGGTAATGGACAAGAACGGAAACCCAGTCATGTCTCCGTTGTATTCTGTCAGCAGCACAAAAGGTGCAGCTGAAAAGACTCACCCGCTGACCGCAGCTGAAGCTACATACATTAAGAATAATGCGGGAGATAACGTGACTCCCGGAACAGAACTGACATTACAGAATTTCGATAATGTTATGATTCGTGCAGATGCTGCAAACCAAACACGACAGAAGATAGAAAAGGCAAACGACGAGGAGTTATCTGCGGATCAGGCAAGGCAGCTAAACACTGTTATGCAGGACCCGAGAATCCAGCACTACATGGCTATGAATCCGGGCGAGCCGCTAGCAGGACTATACTCAGCTGCAAAGAACACTCAGGCCCATGTCAACCAGATAGATCAGATGATTCAGGCAGTCCAGCAAAAAGTTCCGACTCAGCCGGGACAAGTTAATCCTACAGTTCAGGCTCTGCAACAGAAGAGACAAGAGTTTGTTCAGGAAGGCCAGAACATTGATAAGGCTGTGTCAGGATTCAACGAGAAGGCTAAGGATGACTTTATCAAGCGTCAGGATGACCTAGCTAAGGAACAAGAAGTTGAGAGGCATAATAGGGCAGACGAAGACATTAAGCGAGCAGAAGCAGTGGCTAAGAAAGGCGGCTTTACCGGAAATCCAGATGCTAAATCTCCGGAAGAGTTCATGGCTAGCCTAGCACCGCCAGAACGTGCTACGATTAAAATGATCGGAGAAGGTAGAGCACCAATACACAACCCATCATATCTACTAGCTCGTAATCCGGAAGTTATGAAAGCAGTATCCTTGGCCTATCCTGATTTTGACATAAGCAAGATAGATGACTATCAAAAGGCTTATGTGAACTTCACTTCCGGAAAGACTTCGCAAGACATTAAGGCAGGAGGAACTGCTCTAGAACACTTAGCGCAGCTACAGGCTTTGAATACTAATGCAAGTCACGTACCGCACACCGCAGCATGGACCGCGTACCAGAACAAGGCAGTAACTTTGGCGGGAGAACTAGCAAGGTTTTACGGCACTGATACTGTTGAAGGTATCGCTAATATCAAAGACACTTTGACATCGACACTACCGGGGAACCGAGAAGCAGCTATCAAGACTCAAACTGAATCTATGGGAAGTAAATTTAGTAACATGGAACAGGAGTGGAAGAATGCGGCTCCTAGTAAGGTGTATCAAGACAAGATGCCACAGGTTAGCTTGAGCGCTAAGCAGGCTCGTGCTAAGTTAGACCCACAATATGCTGCGGACCACCCAGAGCTAGGCGTAAAGTCTAGCGTACAGCCGTCACAACCGACTCCACCGGTAGGATCGCAAACAGCAATTAGAGACCCAAAGACTAATCAAATAATCGGGTACAGATAATGACAGATCAGCCACTAGCACAAGGGATGATGCGCGACCTTCAGGGGAATGTAGTACCAATTCCCCAAGGTGCGCAGCAAGAACCAATTGCGCAGCCACAAGCTGCACAATCACCAGACGACAACATGATGACCGATCTGCAAGGAAATCGTGTCCCGATTCCTAACGGAGCGGTTCGAGAGCCTATAGACAATCCTGTAGGTTCTAAGATGACTGGAATTAGTGCGCACACTCCGACCTTATGGGAGCGTGCTAAGAATGTTGTCACCGAAGGAATTCCTCAGTTCTCTAGCCGTACTGTAAATAACCCGAAGTACGGTCAGGAACAGTTTCTAGCTCCGGAAGAAGCGATGACCCCGATGGAGCAGTCTGCGCACCCAATCTTGACAGGTAGTTTGGAAATGGCAGGCGGATTGAGCAGTCCAGAGAATATCACATTGATGGCAGCAACAGCCGGACTAGGAGAACTAGCCGGTCCTGAAGCTAAACTAGCTGCTAAAGTTATACCTCGTTTAGCATCAGGTATATTCACCGCCCAACAAATTTGGGGCGCTGCAAAAGAATCCCCGGAATTATGGGCGGCTATTAAACGCGGAGATGAATCGGAGTCCCTAAGATTAGCTACTCATATTATCGAAGGCACTGCGATGGCAGCTATGGGAGCACAACATGCTGCGGGAGTAGAGGCTACTCCGTCTACAGAAGTAGGCAAGGTTATACAGGCTCCGATTGATAGAATGAATAAGGCAATAGCTACTAGATTGCCTCAGGCATTCAGGTCTGATGCAAACGCAATGGCTACTGCGAATGCAACCCACCGTGCTGCTACTGTGATATTCGACCAGCGTATTAATGAGCATGAGATGGCGGTAGATCAGGCTGTCCGTGCAACAAAGGCTGCGGACGAAGCAAAGGTCAAGTTCACTAACGGCGAGATCACTCCGAAGGAATTAGATGACGCCAACACCACAGCTTCTAAGGCAGCAGCGAATGCAAACAAGGCAACCAAGGCTCTAGCAGACGCTCACGAGAATTTGAACATAGCTGGTGCGGAAGTTGACCGTATGGGTAGGAAGATCGACCGTTCACGAGCTAAGAGCACAGAGAAACAAGACAAGGCTGTTGCTGGTGCGTTAGAAGATTTCAAGAGAATGGCACCACCGACAACTACTCGTCAGGGGCAATACTCAGACAAGGATTTGAAAATCGCAATGGGCTACTCAGAAGCAGAACATGCTAATGAACCGATTGTGACAGTTCAAGACCACGCTGACGCCCTACAGAAAATTTCTGATGACATTGACAACGAAGTTGGGCAGCATGTTCAAAAATATGGAAAGGACCCAATTACAACCAATGTCAAGATGGATGTTGCCGATAAGCTTAGAGAAAGTCCGCAAGTTAACTTTGTTCATGATGGATTAAACTATCTAGCAGACAATTTTAACCTGACCGACCCGACTCTCGAAGAAGCGCAGAAGATTTTAACAGATATGAATGCGCTTAACCATGGAGTTCAAAAGAAGAACATGTGGGACGTAGCGACTGCGCTGCGTTCGGACCCGGAGTTTGCTGCGCGATATTGGGCTGCGGATAGCCTACGAAGCGGAATTGACGGAGCGTTGGTTGACCGTGGAATTGAGGGTGTTCGTGAGAAGCGTGCAGACCAAGCTGCGGTCATACGTGTTAAGACAGCAGTCGAGAAGGCTGTAAGTAAGGGCGGTCAGCGTGTTCGTGGCTCTGGCTCATCTGGAGCCATGCGTCTGCTGTCCAAGGGTTCGACAATGGCTGGCGCTGGTGTCGGTGCGGCAATCGGTGTAGCAACAGGCATTCCCGGAGCAATGGAAGCGGGAGTAATGGGCGGCGGATATCTTGGAAAGAAGCTTGGGGATAGAATCGCTCCGGGTGACTTGACCAGAGATGAACTAGCTGCGAGAGTCCACACAACTTCTGGCAAGGGATATAACACCACAAACATAACTGATGAAAACCAGCCTGCGGGACAATACAGCGCACCTAGTCCGGTAAGTCCAGTGATGCAGATGTTCACTCCTCAACGCGAGATGACTCCGTTGCACAGCGCACTAGCTACTCACTACAACGAACTAGTTGGAAAGTCTAGCTACAACGATTTAGAGCAACGATTCATGGCAGATATGGCTAGCAAGACCGCACACAATCTACCGATAGAGCCGGACGAGAAGAACATATTACTTCAGATTAACGATGCTAATATGACAGATTTCTTGGCTGCTCAGAAGCAGATGCAAGAGCGTAACGGTGCAGGCGGCCCTACTCCGCAAGCTACATTACCAGAGAACATAGACCGAAACGGACTCCAGCACCCACCGCAATCAAAGCTAGCTGAAGGTATGGATACTGAGAAGGGCATTGTTCATGACTTGGCCCACATTGTTGTCGGTAATGAGATGGGCATCAAGTTTAATGATGGAATCGGAACCCACCTTCACCCGGATGTAGGCACTGGATTAATGGTCGCTCCTATTGATTGGTCTCCGTTCATGAACGAAGACGGAACAATCAATCATGACAAGTTGCGTGCAAAGCTTCCACAGATTGCCGCTACGTATATGGCTGGCGGGGTTGCAAACGATTTGTATCATAATATCCCGCTGCACGAAAACCACCACTTAGGCGCTGATGTACGAATCTTGAAAGGTTACCTGACCGACCTAGGTTTTAGTGCTTCAGATGCCACAAAGCTTATCATGAAGGGTGCGGACGATGCTGCGCAGATTTTGCAGCGACCCGGAGTGCAGGACATTCTAGAACAGCACGCTTCAGTTCGTGAAGCTGGGCTGTCAGATAAGTACCATGTGTCACCAGAACGTGCAGAACAAATTCTACAGGATGTGAAGGGAGCTACCAGTGAATATAAGACAGGGAAGTCTACAGGACCTAATGCAGCAGGCGAGGGACGAAGTAAAGAACCTAGAGCCGGAACAGAAGTTAAGCCTAAGGACAGGGATTCAGAAGGGCTTCGATCAGAGAGCAAAGGAACTGACCAAGGAGAAGCAGGACCAGTTCAACAAGCTAAACCAAGCGGCCCCGACACCGAACCCAAGCCTACCCGCGCCAAAGATGTAATAGGCGAAAGACCGCCGGAGTTCGAGCCGATTAAGCGACCTGAGGGCGGCTGGCAAGGCACCAAACCAGAGCAGCCACAGTTAGGTGAGGACGACGAAGATAAGTTTCAAGCTAATGAGTTGCAGCATCCGTTAAAGCGTAACTATCCTATGCAGATTATAGATCGGGAAGGAAACAGCAAGAATGTTGATGTCCCGGCGTTCTCAAGCAAGGACGCGGTCAAGACTGCGCAGAAATTATATCCGGATAGTTCACAGTGGGGTATTGCTCAACCAGACAGTCCTGAATTTGTATCAAACCCTATTCGTCAATCCGGCGGATATCAGATTCCTAATCAGAAGCGTTTGACCATCAAGAATAGGGAGGCTCACAACGCGGATAGAGTTGAGAAGCACGAACTCGGCCACGGTCTAATCGGCATACGTGAGGGGTTAAATTCGACCGGAATGTTGCGCCACACCCACCCTAATTTAGCTAACACTAACGGGGTCGCAGCGGTGCAGTGGGCCGGAATGAAAGATTTGTTCGACCCAACAACAAGAAAGATACGTCCGGAAAAGGCTCACGGGCTTCTTCAGATGCTTATGGGCGGAATTGCGGCAGATGAAATACATGGCATCGACCGAAACAGTAACCATAACTTCAATATTTTATCTGACGGCTCTGACGCTAATTCCGCATATAGACTTTTGAAGAGCACAGGACTGGAGCACGAACAAATAGGTGCATTAATGCATCAGGCTGTAGACGAAGATAAACAGTACTTGACAAAGCCTGAAGTTAATGATGTAATACAAGAGAACTTAGGAAAGCGCGAAGCGGGGCTGTCGAGACAATATCACTATAGTCCGGAACGCATGAGCGCGATGCATCAGGAGATTCAGAGGAGAGCAAATGGACAACCTAACATCACAGCAACTAGCGGACAAAGTGGCGGAGGAAATCCGCCAAATGTCCCCGGCGGAGAAGGAACAGATCAGGCAGGAATTACTGAAGCACCTGCCAAAGCGGCAATAATCCCCGAGAACCCTAATTTGGGAGGGCTTGTAGAGCACACAACAGGCTCGCCAGACGACGATCAGACAATTAAGGAGTCTGGGGCCATACCTGCGGGAATAATGTTCCCCGGCACCGATCTAGCGATAAAGATGTTCCACGATCCGAAGACAGGCTCAACCCTAGGCTTCAAGCCGGGAGAACCGGTCACCCCGGAAGCGATTCAGCAGAAGCTTGCTGACAGCCGTAAACAGTTCGGCATTCAGCCAGAGAATCCGCAGCTAAGCGCTGTAGAACCTCAGGCTGCTAGTCCTGCGCCGGGAGTCCCGCCACCGAGTCAGGTTAAGGGGATGATTACGCCGGGAAATTTGAACTTAAACACTAGACCGATAATCAAGAATGAAGACGGTAGCCATAGTTCAGAGTACTCTATCAGTGTGGAGGACGAACACGGCCATGAAGTTCTTGTTCCGACTATTGTTGACGGCAAGTTCTTAACTCCAGACGGAAAGAAGCCTAAGCCGGGAAGTCCGGAAGAGAAGCAGATGTTTAAGGAAGCTTGGAAGCATTATGAGAAGACAGGCGAGCACCTAGGCATATTTGATACCCCAGAGCACGCTGACCAGTACGCTCAGTTGGTTCACAACAGAAAACAAGTCTCTAACCCCGGTGTAGAGGCTTTGAGAGGCAACAATGGCAAATAAACCATCATATTCGGCTGCACGCAAGGCTCGCGGCACTGCTACCATGACAATCGAGCCGATGCCGGAAAAGAAATCGTTCTCGGATGATAATCTGGAAAAGGGTTACGGAGAGGGCGGGGCAAACAATGTCTCGACTGATTCAGCTAAGCCGGGAGGCTCAATTAGTCCTGAGCTAAAGGCTACTCCAAGTATGCATCACGATCCTATGACTCTGTCAAAGACTTGATCTTGTCCCGGTAGACTTGACTTGCAGGGACAGCTATCTTCCGTTCTTCGGCGGATAGACTGTCCCACTTCTTCGCAAGCATCCCAATTTCCCATGGCACAAAGTACCATTCGTCATACTTCTTTTTCAAATCCTCAATTGAACTCATTTGATCCTCATGTATTGAATCAACCTACCTGCGTCTTTGAAATCCCAAACTTGATCTATCTTCATGTCCTTGAATCCTAGTTCATTAGCTTTGCGCCTCCACTCTGGCCATCTACGGGCGCACTCCAGCAAATCCCTTTCCCAGATGTGAAAGCTTGTCATGAATTTATTCTTGTGTTCTAGCTGTTCCTTGTTTAGAGCCATTCATTCACCTGATTAATGGCGGTCAATACGTTGGAACAGCCGCGCATGGGCCGTCATGCCCTAAATATCTGGTACAAATCCAGCCTTCTGGGGCTTTACTAGTTCCACACTGGGCAACCGGGAGATTTAGAATCGGCGCAGATGTAGTACATGAGTGAACCAAATTTAAGTACATTTGGCACCCGCACCGAACACAGATTCCGCTCTTTTCGGGATTAGATGTAGTTGTCATATTCACCGCCATTCATTTGCTTCATTAATTGCGCTTGTTCTCTAAGTAAATGTAGCCATTCTTATCAGTGTATTCGATAACAACAGCCTGATTGTGGCTCAACCAGAATAGCATTACACATACCTTGCACTCGGAGCGAGGATATCGCTTCGCTTGATACCTACGGTGTGCCGAACATCTCAAATCGAGTTTCATAGTTTCACCGCCACAAATGTACTCAATTAACTACTCTACTGATTTTAATATTGTGTCTATGCACGGTAGAACAGTCAGGAACTCCGGGTCTCCATACGCGGACTGGACCCTGAATGAATCTGTCGTATAGACATGCTTGAAATACTTTTTAAGCGGGCTCAAGGACTTGCTAAACAGCCCGTGGGTCACATATAGATACAAATGTTTCTCTACCCCGGCACGTCTCAACGCTTCCGCGATGCCGATGAAGGTTCCGCCGCCATCACAGATATCATCAACAATCAGAATGTTGTCCCCAAGGAACCCACGGATATCGGGGACCGAGAAGCCGGTCAATTTGCCAGTTTCGGGGTCTCGTAGTTTGCTCGCCTGTACTGCGGCGAATCCGTATCGCTCTGCACCCTTGTCCGGCAGAAGAATGTTGGTCGAACCGGGAATCAGGTTGATAGTCTGTTGAATCAGCGGCTTTGGGCTGACATCGCTGAAGTGCCGGATGTACTTCGCCGCCTCCGAACTGTGAGCGTCCAGAGTAACAATATCGACCCCGGCAAATGTATTTAACAGCTGTGCGAATACTTGCAGTCCATTACAGTCCCCAAGAGTGAACCTGCGGTCTGCCCGACCATACGGGAGATATGGCATAACAAGCAGGATGTCTGCGGACGTAGCCCCGCGAATAGCGTTCAGCAATTGAGCGACCGGTACAATGTCTCCGTCCGTGATTCTAGCGACAACTGTTACTGTCTCTACAATCGGATTCTTGATCTGGTCCGTGACCACGGTACCCAAGCGTACCTGTACTTCGCCGCCGGGATAACGAAACATGTCGAATGCGCCGAGTTTGTCTTCGGGGTATTTTATAATAAAATTCATTGTCGGTGTCCGGTTCCGCCTATCGCTAGGCAAATCAAGATGACTAAAACTATCGCTAGTAGAATCACGCTAATGTTCATGGAATGACTTCTTTGATAGTAGACTTGATCTCGACCGCAGTCTTTTGAAACATCGCAACCCGGACAAGCTGGTAGATTCCGACTTCCTTAGGATGCCGGGTTGTGTCCACAGCCTTATCTAGATCATCGAAGGCCACACTCAAATCTTGTGTCACCCCGCTACCAAGATAGTTAGTATGCGTGCTGACATAGATTCTTTCTGGAAATCCGTTCATGCATGTGTCATCGTAATTCATGACCGCACCCGCTTCCTGATATCATCGAATTTGTGATCCACTAACAGGTTACCGTTAGAGTATACCTTAACAAAGTCACAATTGTCAAGGTCTTTCGGTGACTTCATGTCCTCGACATAATAGTCCCCGTAAATTTTGTAAGGCTCGACTGACCCTTGTTCGTAATTGTAGCTAGCGCCCATCCCTACCTGTTTGCGGTAGACCGCCGGGATTCCTTTCAAACTCTTCTTAACCCCATCATCGGTCTTGGGGTCTTTGAAGATAGGAATAACTTCTGTACCATTACGTACAGCGGTTGCCTTCATCGCGTGACCGTAGGTATCTCGGGTCACATACTCATATGTATAGCTTCCGATACCAAACACCATATTGTACGGACTAAGCTTCAGTTCATCGATAATGCGGGTCAGAATCTGGTCTGCACGTTCGATTGTGATTGCATCTCCGTAGATTGCACCAGCCTTGTTAATCTTTGACAGCGCTGGATTGCCGCCGATGTAGTTTGTCCCTAGGACGTTCTCCAGCAATCTGAGAGTGCCTTGATTCGCTGGCGAGCCTGCCGGGGCATCTTTATCTCCGCAGATGATCTTGACAGGGTCCCCGGAGTCTGGCCGGATGACAATCTTGCCATCTCGGGCAAGAATCTTATCACGCAGTTGCGGGATATACTCGGTCAGTACCTTCCACAAATCCCAAGTGTCCGAAACAACAGAAACAATTCCGGTCGGGTAGACATCCTCAATCAATCGGCGGAAAGTCTCTAGTTCGCCTTCTTTACCGCCTGAGCACATAACCGAGTGCTCTGTAGCAGGGACCGATCCGCCGCAGCTGTAGTCTGCTCCGTAGTAGTCATGAGCGGCTAGGATGGCTGGGACTGAGTCTGTGCCATTGAAGCTGGTCAAGTGGCCCATGCCGGACAGTATGACATCATCTAGTCCTGACATACCGCGCATTGAGAAGTCATGACCCTGCCAGTCGATGAAACCAAGATCGGTTTCGCCGGAACGTAACGCATGCTTGACAAATAATTTCCGGTACTGTTGAGCAGTTGTAGCTGAAGTGCTAGGCTTCCACAGATACGCAGACATCACTGACTCAATGTAGTTCGGGAGCCAATAGCAATTGTCATCTGTGTTAGTAACAACCACTGAAGGCACTCGAATAGGAACAGTTACACCCTCAGGCAACGCATAGATGTCAAGCGGGAGATATCCTAGATCATGGAGATACTTGATGTGATCGGTCTTCGGGTTGTCAACTCCTAGGGTCTTCTTGATTACTTCGCGGTATTCGGATTCAATTAATTCCCACGGACTACCGAAGAAATTTTTATCGAACTCTTCGATCAGAATCTTTTTGATGAAGTACTGGAGACCGAAGAATACCACACTGTTGCGTCCGGTCCGTGAACTTCGGGCGGTCCAGTTCGACCAGACCTGTTTGGTCCCCGGCGCATATTGCGACACATGGCCAACCTTATAGAAGTCGATGTAGAAAATGGGATTCATTTTTGCTCCTCAATACTGCGAACAACCGCAATCTCGTGCCCTTGAATAGCCGGACCACGGCGTTCGAATAGCCTGCGTTCGACATCATGGTCTAACCTTGCAGTGTGCAATTCTGCGTCGTGAACAGCCTTCTCGACAGGTCTTAATTCATCGAACAAATCCATCATCTTTTGAAAGTCCGGATTCGGTAGACTCATTTCCAGTAATACTTTTTGTAGTCTTGCTCTTGGACACGCCATCTAGTCCTCCAATAACTTTTTCATTTCTTGACGTAATTGTTTCTTACCTTGCTCTATTGCGCCGAATATCAACTTACCCATAAAATAATCGATGACTCGTTCTTGCGGACCTGTATTGTCGGTGTACTGAACTACGTACTTGTTGTCATCTCGACCAATCAGTTTAATGTTGTGTGGTAGCATCGATGACCGCCTTTATGTTAGTTGGCGGGTTCGGCCTATGGGAATCACGATAGACATACTCTGCGCACAGCAGCATGAACATGATCGCAATAAAGCCGAACCCGATTACTATACGCTTAGAGAGCACGGACACAACGGAATCCGGTGTCGCTGAAGTTGCGCAAATCTTTTTCAGCCGCAGCCTTTGTCGAGTATTCTTTCGGAAGATCGATTGAACGGTACCCTCCGTGTGTAGTGAATATCCCGTACCTCTTTTTCACTGGTTGTGCTAATGCCGTAGTCCCGCACGGCTTCTCTTTTCGGGGGACCGCCGTACCCACGCGGAATGTAAACTTGTGTTTGATATCCGCGATGTGGGCAAGAACCTGCCTGCCGTGAGTGCAGTGTGAAAAACCACCGGTCCCATATAGCGGTAACCTGCGGGTCATGAAATCTTTACAGTCACAGAACAGAGTAGCGCCGTTCATGACTACGATGTGTTCGTCCCCGCCGGACTTCGACGGAACATAGTACACAATTGAGTGCTCGTAAAGCTTTGTCTTTGCAGTCCTGATATTTGTTTTCATATGGTCTCCTATAGGATTTTCTGATACCACTTCTTTGGGGCCGGTTGATCTGTGCCATGAATCATGAGTTTTAACAGACTGAATACTCCGACCAGACTTTCACCGGTCGCTCTGATGATAAGCTGGTTATCTTTGATATCGGCCATATCTGCTACCGGAATCCGGTCCGGCGGAGTTAACTTCATTGTAAAGTTTCCGCCCTTAGTTAACTGGACAACTTCGATTACAGTACCACAGTTCAGCATCGCCTTAACCGAATAGTTTGGAGTCATATCCTGTACCTCACTTCAAATGATTTTGCCAGCGCTCTAAACATCCGTGCTCTGGACTTGTGCCCGCCAGCTTCGCACTGCGAGCCGATCAGCCTTAAGCGGGCGATGAACTCGTCCAGCATCTGGTCGATTATCTTAGCCTGCTCAGCGACCGATCCATTAGTGACATGACCGTCGTACTTGACCGCCGCTTGTGCAAATTTTTCCTTCCATTCATTGTTCATATTTTTGAGAATGAAACCAGCCCCATTATCACTCCTAAATACCACCCAATTGCTAGCCATACAGTGTTCGAATCATTATCTACATACCCAATGTAGGCTAGAAAACCGGCTACACACAACAAACACATCATTGCGAGAAATGTTCTCATTTGCGATTCCTTAAAGGCTAACAAATTTCATGTATGTATCCTACCACCAAGATTTCAGATTGTCAAGCGTTTTCTTTATACTGAAAGTATGTCCGGTGAACCGATTGGACATGGCGCATCCTGTAGCTTGTCCAGCCGCCAAGTGTAGGTCCGATTTTCGGCCTGCGGAATACAAACCCGTACTTAAGGTAGTATTCGTAGTCTTGTCGGAACTTCCGGACAAAACCTAAATACAATGTGTATCTCACAGAGTCCACTCCGCATAGATCATAGCTTCGCCCTTGACATTCTTGGGCGGGATAACTCCGACCCCAACCCTGACACGGTACACTTCACCGGCGTGGTGGTTCATTACAAGAATCTTCATTCGTGCAACCGCTATCTGTGTCAGCTTTTCGCAGCTAACAGCCTCGTATGGTCCCGGAAACATCAACTCCTGCATTGTCCGATTCACGTCTAACTGATCGACAACAAAGCCGTGTTCGTCCAGATTGTCATCGGTCTCGATCTCACACTCGTATCTGTACTCTTGAATCGGCTGACGGTCTGTGCCGCACCGGTTGTCGAAGTTAGACCAGTGGCATTTAAATGTACCGGATCGTTTTAGGGTTATTCGCATTGTATACCATTCCTCCTAATTCTAAACAGCCTTGGCACTGATGATCGAATTTGCCGCCATGCGCTGATTCCTTATGGTGGTTAAACTTTTGTTCCGGGGTAGCGAGAGTTCTCCACGGATGATGCCCCAATATAGGCATATCACGAACAATCGGTATAATCCTGAATATTTTCACGACCTGTCCATTAGGTAGACCTTCTGGTTCTTCATCTGTACGAGCCCGCATATTGTGCATACCCTGCGCTGATTTTCAAACACGCCTAAAATTGTTCTTTCTCCCGGTCTGGTTATTTCGCCCTTGTGGGCGGTCTCCCAATTACCCCAGCTGTGAAACAGGAAGTGCATCTTTACTAACTTGATTAGAAATTTCATATTTGCTCCATTCTGCGCTCCATTAGCGCTTGCTGCAATTCAGCCATAGACATTTGCTTCTCCAAATACTCGTCTGGACACTGTTGGCCGGGAAAAAACCGGTCGTATAGCTGCTGCTTTTGTCCGGTAGTAGCATACGTGATATGAAACTGCATGTCAACTCGGCCCGGACGAACCAGCGCAGGGTCCAACTTTTCCTTGTGATTCGTGGTCAAGACAAACACAGCGCCAGACGGACTGAGCACACCGTCAATCACATTCAGCAGTCCTGATAAAGTAACTCCTCTTAGCTTAGGGTTAGAGTCCACGTCTTTAGAGTCCCGATCTTTACTAGCGTTGACTGTATCGATATCCTCCATAACAAGAAAAGAATTTTCTGCAACTGTGCTGATAGCCTCGCGCAAGGTAGCGTCTGTCATATCAGATAGCTTAATGACATAGACATTTGACTTAAAGTGACTAGACAACCCTGTCACCAAACTTGTCTTGCCGGTACCCGGAGGCCCATGAAACAAGTATCCCTTGCGATACGGGATGCCCATGTCTCCGTACCACTTTCGGTTTGTGCGGAAGTGCTCAATATCCTTAACAAGTTTTTGCTTATCAGAGTACGGTAAAATAACCGAGTCGAGTGTTCTAGGAACATAACCATGCACCATCGACCACTCACCGTATGAGCCCCACGCATGTAGCTCCGGTTTCTTCTCTTCTTCTTTGACAAACTCATTCCTAATATCCAACATCAAACTGCGAAACAAATTCTGCTTGCGTCCGATGGTGGTCATGGTCAGAGACTCGGACCGCCTGCCCATCCAATTTTCTTTCGCGGCTTTTTCTTCAGTCCTAGAGATACGAATAATTATCGGTCTCCATTTGTACCATATCCAATGCTTTCCCGGTGCCGGGATTAGCGCGTAGGTCTCCGGACCGCGATTCATGACATCAAGATGGCGGGTCCGCTTAGTTGAGTTGCGGGTCTCCAACCATACCTTGGTCCAGTAGTATGCTCTCTGGTCATCTGTGACCGCAATAGACACTGTAGTCTGGTGGACAATCCATGCCCAAATTTTGATCGGAATCTTCCGTAGACTCGCTCCGATTGCTCCGATGGCCATGAGCAACATGCCGCCGGACGCAAACTGGTTCGGGTTGTGGAGAAAAGTATTTATCGTGGTTTGAATAAGTTGTCTGATAGTGTCCATTATAGCCACTCAGGTACTACACATGTTCTTCGAAAGAACCATCGGTCCGGGGACTGTTTGTCCGGGGTCCTGTGCTCGACCACAGTATTCCTTAAGGCCACAATATCTCCCGGCGCTGTTTGAATCTCAGTTCCGTCTGGTAGTTTAATTTCGGTTCCCTCGCGGTTAGACCACACAACCATCGCTGTGTCTCCGGTACCGTCACGGTGCCAACGGTGTGAAGTTCCGTGTTCTCTTACCACTACGTGATTATCAGGCGATCTCACTTCTGCCGCCTCGTCATAAATAGACCATGAAGAACTCGGCCATGCGCCGTAGTCCGGCATTCTTTTCATACCGAGACTATTTGTGAGCTCTAAAAGTTTTTCCCCAATTACCGCAGGGTCATATGTTTCTGGCATGTAATTTCCGATAATCATGACTCCCGGAGCTATCTGTTTCATAGTAGGTGTCCTTTCCTGACACAAAATATTAGCACAGCGGCAACACAAAAGTCAACAACTAATTTCCATAAACTAGTATCTCCGGCAAATATTTTCCCCGGACTCACGAGCAGTTTGTTTTTCCGGTACGCGTGGACTGCCCTAAATTCATCAAATGTCAGACAACCTTTCTCCATATTGCAACGATTGCAGCATCGAACAGTGTGACCGTGTAACTTCTTAACTCCGCCGCGCATGATCGGAGTTAGGTGGTCTCTGGTTTCATAGTTGGCCGGGAGCGGCTTCTTCTTGCCGCCCCTAGCGGTTGTCATCTGGATTCCACAGTAGTAGCAGTTCACAGTTTGAATCCTAGTCCGGCCTTCTCAACCCATTCCTTGCGGGACTGGATTGCACCTTGAACCTGAGTGTATTGTTCGGTCACATTGCCCGCCGCGTGTCCGGCCCAGAACTTGACTAGCGGGTCAGGAACTCCGGCTAGACGAAGATGGGTGATACGGAATCGCCGGAGAGTATGGAAGCCGCCGACAATGCCGTCCTTTTCGAGCGAGTCCCGGTAGCAGTTCTCGCAATCTGAAAATATTAGCTCCCCGCAACCGAGAGGCTGTGCGCCGTCTTTCGTGATGTTAATGAACGCATTGAGCGCACTGTTCAAATCGGCTGACAAATCCACTTCCCGAACTCCAGCCTCAGTTTTGACCGGGGCTAGTCCGTTCCGGGTCATCTGCTGCCTGATTACCAGCTTAGACTCGGTAGGAAGATAGCTAGAACTAACACTGTCGTCAACCCGAGCTACGATCAAAGCCCTTGCCTCATTGATACGGAGCCCTGTGCCAGCCAACAGAGCGTACAATGCCTTCCGCTCCGGGGTAGCCTTGGATAATGCGTCCTGTAGGCTCTGGACGCTTACAACAGCCTTATTATCGTTGCTGACAGACGGAGCATCGATAACTTCAGTGTTCCACTCGTACGGGAACAACTGGTCCCCATTTGGGGTTAATGCACTCTTTCGTATCTTCTTGATAACAACCACGTTAAGGGCGATTGTACGGGCCGAATAGCCCTGATCGGATAGTTTCTGGACAACCTCACTAACTACTTTGTTTCCAACATCTTGGAGATAAAGGTTGCCAATCAGTTTCTTAAGGTTGACAATAGTGGTGTTGTAGGTTCGCACCGACGCTGGACGGATGGGATTGCGCTTCCGGGACTGGCTGTCGGCCAAGAACTTGTCGGCCTGTTGGCTGAATGTGATCTTGGATTTCATTGTTTCACCACATGAACTTCAATCTTCATTCCAGATGTGCGGACATCGTTGCGCTGTTTCCTGTCTAACGTAGACCAAAAATCTCCGACAGCGTGAGACACAGCTGCTCGAATCGTACTCGCTGTGCGGGTCACTGAGCGTCCCGTGCCGGGGCCTTGCTTACGATCTGTGAAAGACAATCGAATGTTGTAAATCATCATATCCTCCAGAGGTACAATTAGTACTTATACCTCAACAAGGCTATAGTAGCATATTAAACCTCAGATGTCAATGCATATTTTGAAAATTTCTCATAGCACGGGAAGGTAGCAGAAGGAACTGGAGTACTATAAGCCCAGATGGTCTTGCACGCCATCGCTGTAACAATCGCAGTCTGCATTAGTAGTATTATCTCCATCAATTCTCCATCTTTAGCGGGTGTCCCGCCGGTAACTGCTTCTTTAGCTTAAGGATAGCCTGCTCTACACACTTCCTACAGCCGCCAACACCATTCAAAAGTATGATGATTCTGCGGCCATGGGGCCTGCAATAGTCTGGCTGCTTTCGAACTTTCCAGTCCCAAGTCGGCTCGAACTCGTCTTTGGGCTTATTTTTGTTCCTCCAGTTTTTCATGACTGGTCCTGCCAACTTTCTTGCGGAGTCTTGTCGCCTATTTCTTTTCTGACAACCTTGAGGAGTCTTTCGACTTCCGCAATCTGAGAGTATAAGTCGAACTGACGACTGATTAGCTTGTCCCGGTATTCGATCAGATTCTTTAAATAGACTTCACTCATTTCCCACCTTGATATCGAAGCTGCCGAATGCCCCAATGAATGGGTGACATTTTCTTATTAGTAGATTATACATCCTCTTAGCACCGATTGGGTTTCCGGAGTGAATCAGAATCTCACCCTTAAACTCATCCCGGTCTAATTGCTGTGCTGCCTTCCAGAATGTGTTCTCCAAAAACATCGGGTCAGTGTGGTCCAAGACCATACTGATTCCAGAGTCATGATCTAGGAACACTATGTCAAAATGTTCAGACTTAATTAGTTCGACCGCCTTGTCAGGGGTTTCGGCAATTTTATAGCTTAACCCTCGCAGCTTATGTCGAAACCACTCGTGTCTGACTTCAGAGTCTTCGACCACTAGGCACCGATAGTGACTAGGAATTATAATTGTGGTTTTCATAATTTTCCGGTACCGTGGCAGTTGGGGCACCTTTGGTCAAAACCTAGAGCATCTACTCTAACCCCTGAGCCACTACACTTCACGCACACTTGGTCGGCGGGCGGGTCGATGGGCAGGGTAAATCCCAGAGCCTCATTTAACTCGGCTATCGAATTTATTCCCGTCCCATGCTTTTCAAGATATTTTTGCGCCCTCTCCCGTATCTCTTCAACCGTCTCGCGGTCGTGTGTGGCGATCTGCTTCTCTAGCCACTCTCTATTCCATCTTTGACGCCATTCTACTAGTAGCGTATCCGCGAACGCTTTCGCCGTCTCTCTAGGCATTGGATTTCCTCTTCCTAGGCCCAACATGCACCAGCGCATCTACGTTCCACATGGAGAATCCGTCAATCTTTCTATCCAGCATGACCGACCCTTGCCGTTTGTCGATAATGTGCTGAATGTAAGCACGATTATTGAATCCCCTTACTCGTACTCGGTCACCTTCTCGAAACTTAGGCTTCGCTCGCTTACTCTTTGGCATTGGACTCACCTTTCACGGCGCGACGGAATTCGGCCATATAATTTTCAAGCCATTTATCGAAGTCGCGGTCATACACGTTCCAGTTGGTGTAAATTCGCTCCGCTTCCTCCAACCGCGCCTCGTCCAGCCGCCTATCGAGTGCGGAGGCGTAGTCGGTGGGGGTGGCTGATAGCCGCTCAATGGCTTTCTCTGCGCAGTCTTGCATCTCCGTGAGAGCATCACCTAAAGCCATGCTGTTATAATTGCCATTCCAATATTCCATGATGTGTAAAAAGTCATTCTTGTCAGACTCCATCACCGCCGCAAACTCAGCTTTCAGTTGCTCGTTATGTTGTATAACTCTTTCGGGGGACATCCAACCTTCCATGCTCACCAGATGGTCTAAGTGTCGCTCGACTAGTTCCTTGTCATGCCGCGCGAGTGCGGAGGGTTGGGGGATGAGTCTGGTAATACGATCCGCTATCGTCCCAGCCACATAAGGACTCGCTAAATCTCCTATAGGAGCATTCCAATCATCCCATACTTGCGACAGGGCATCCCGCAACGCCGCCTCATTCGCAGCTTGGAGGAGGGCGTCTACCTGAGATTGGGTGTAGAGTTTGTCGGTCATTTCGATGGCTCCTGCAATGTGTGGCGCATCGGATTCTTGGCGTCTCTGCCAATTGAGATCATCTGTTCGTAGCACCAACGCATAAACTCTTCAGGGTCACGACTGAGAATCTGAGCAGAATCAGGTATCCGAAAAGCCACCACGGTTCCGCCGAGTACGCCTTTATCGTCAACGTAACGGTAAAAATCAACGGTGATTTCGCTCATTCTCCGTCCCCTTTCGCGCCACGGTCCTCAACGTATACGTTAGCTTCACATTTGGAACAAGCTGCCCCCTCTATGGCATCGTAACGGCCCATTCCCGGCACAAACGTAGCTTGCAAGTTGGTATCTTTGTGAATAAAACAACGTCCTGTAAAAAGCTCGTATAAGAATCGGATCATCCCCTCCCGCCTTTCGCGCCCAATTTACGTAATGCTTCTTCCATTTCTCGGCGCTCATCTTGATAAGCTCTCCAGTCAGCTTCAGAAAGAGCACTGACGTTTAATTTCTTATGTATGGAAATCATCAACTCAAGAATTCTTTTTCGGCTCATTTCGCGCCCCGGTCTTTTAGGGCTAGGATTTCAGCTTCGGCTTTGTCAAATTCAGCTAACATATCAATCTCTGCCCCGCCAACTTTCGCTTCACGAATCCACGCCTCGCGTCGTTCTAACACTGTTTCAGCATCCCTCTTCCCGCGCTCGTAGGCCGCTTGGACTTCGGCGCAGAGGGTGCAATGCCATTGACGCGGAGGGTTCTCCCACAATTCGAATTTACCGAATTTCCTCGGATGCCCGCAGTCTGATTTCTCTGTCTCGGAGTTCAGGTGGGATTCGAGTTCCTTGGCGCATAATTTCTTGGTTAAATTTACCTGCGAATGCGCAGTAGGATCATCCGTATTCCACTTCTTAACTAATTCTGTCAGCTTCATTGATGTGCTCCAGTCAGGGTCAGGACTTTTGCAGCGTAACCGATCCCGCCCATTCCGATATCGTCTTTGCCGGTCCCATAGTAGCGGATTAGTGCCCCGTGGACCCCGTACTTTTTAATCAATTCGGACATAATCGTGGTTCCGACCATCATATTATCTTCTGGGTTAAACAAATTAATTTTAGTGAAATCAAAACGCTTTGACCACACCTTCGGGACAACCTGCATCAATCCGATGGCGTTCCGATTGGATACAGCCATAGGATTGCAAGTAGACTCGACTGCAATGTGGGACGCTAGGAATCCGGCGCTTATGCCCGATTTAATTGAATATCTTGCAGTCATCTCCGCTAACTGCTCGTCACCGCAACCGGCGTGACCATATGCTTTGGCCGCTTCGAATAACGCGGTCTGGTATTGTGGAGTGTGTATATCTTGAATAATGGCTACCGGGGATTTCGGACGGCTTATAAGAATCATTCCGAACGCCACGATACCCAGCACAGTTCCGATCATTCCTGCAAGTGGTCCTCTCATATTACCTCCATGAGTATGATGCCACAGCCAGAGCTAATTGTCAAGTGTTTCTACAAACTCAGGCAAATACTTGGCGACAGTCTCTTTGATAACTTCGTCGCTACCCTTTTTAATTTCATCCATTTTAGACGAGTCTGGGGCTCCGTATGCCAGACCGATCAAATCAAGCATCTCACCGGCAACCGCGTTTGAGTAGATGGTCAGTACTTGAGTTACGTACTCCCGGTTATTTTCTAGGCGGTTATGCCTAATTTCATTAATTCTCTTTACTGCTTCCTCTGGTCCGGTAATTCCTAGATTAGTACTAGCCAGACCAAAAGCGCAAGCCTGAACTGATTTCTTGGTAACTCCATCTTCTGACAGAATTTCGATAATTCGGTCAGTTGTATCTTTGGGCAGCTGTTCAATTGTTAGCATATTTCCTCCGTTTTACCACAAGTCGTCAAATGCATTCTTATTTGCTAGATCGTGCATACATCTTTGAAACTTCGGTCCGTGCTGCTTAAGTTCGTGCTCGTCCTCGACAAACAAATTTACATGGCACATTTCGTGTAACAAAGTGAATCTACCTATGGTCTCTGACAGTTCGTATGTAGGGTTAAAATTAATGGTACAAACCCTGCCTACAACCCCGCATTCTGTTACTGCTTCCTTGTCCGGGTCCCTGAGTGTATGCCCGATTTGC